AAGCGACTTGAGTATCGTTCAAAACTCCTTGATCAATAGGCTTAAAACCCAAGTTAGAGTTCGCCTTCCAAGTCCTCCAAATAATCCTCGATTCTGTCTCATACAGAAAAGCCTCTAAAAACTTATGACCCTGCTTCGCCTCATCTAAAAGAGAAATACAAACCATCGCCAACCGACTCACTACGACATTCTGTACTTTCTTATACAGAAATAAAGCCGTCTTTTCTCTATCATCTCCTTTGAGGAGTCTCCCATTTATTGAGTACACACAAATAGAAATAAAAGCACACTCCCTAAGAAAAGAGTCTTTTGGCGAAAACTCAAAAATCCAATCTAAATCCGAAACTAGAGGACTCTTCAACCTCAAGTTAAAGTTCTCGCGAGAAAGTCTTAGGTTTCTATAAATACCCCCATCTAAAATTAGAGAGCGTATGCCTTTATAATAATCCATCCCTCATCAGCCCATTTCCTTCATCGCGTTGGTGAAGGACAGATTTCTAATCTCCGAGTTGGCGTTTGAAACCTTTGTCTGTTCAAGTTGATTATTCAGAGTCTGCACACGAGACTCTAAGTTCTTCTTCTCCTCCTCCAAATTCAAAGTCCCCTGCTCTAACTGCTTAGTGAGTGTACTCTCCGCCTTCTCTGACAAAGCAGCAAGCTCCTGAAATAATGTAGTCATCACTACCCTTGAGAAACCTCCCAAAATCTCCCCAAGTGCTTCTTCTCGCTTCACCTTCACCGCCACTCCACTCTCTAGTACATCTCCTGTCTCAATAAATGGGTCACTCAAAGAAATACCATTTATTTCTATGATACTCCTAGATAGAGACTCTCTACGAAATATATCCACAAACTCCAAAGTTGATAACTCGTCTTCCTCTCGTAAATTAGAAATAACCCTCTGCACATCTGCCTCTTCTTTTGAAGTGAGTGTGCGAAGGGTTATATTCTGCCCCTCTATCGTCACGACTTTTGAAGCGTGACCTACCTTAGATAATGGGGCTAATAATTCTTTTAAGCTAGATAACTTCATTGTGACTCCCTCTTGAGAAATACTAGCAAGTATACCAAGAGGGTTATATTTAAGATTTAGTTCACATTAATGTTGTTTGTGCTAAGTCCTTTAGCACCCCTAACAATGTTATTATGTCTAATCGTTGCCGCCTGACCTAAGGTCGGGTCGTTACCCGAAGGTAAGAACTCGCCGTAGGTGCTGAACAAGTCATGCACATCCTGTGCTGCGGCGGTAATACTCTGAGCCATGAGTGAAGAGTCTGCCGTTGGGTTCGCTCCCGTAATCGCCGTCATCCAACAAGCCTCAAAGTAAGTGATGATAGCCTTGTGCGTCTGCCCACCTGTCCCATACGCCTCGGCAGCACCGGTCACTGTCTGACCTGAGAAATCTATATTTCTTATGCCTTTGTGAGAGTTCACAACAGGAGATTCAGCATCAGCAATACTTGAGAACACAAGCTGTTGCTCAATATCAAAGGGCCAACGATGGTGTTGAAGTGTACGAACAGGACCATCAATACCACCCGCAAAACCAAACGCTTGGTGTCCGTTAGAGAGATACATGAGAGTACGCTCTAACGAACAATCCACAGGGTCAGAAACTCCGGGGACGCGCTCTGCAATTCTATCGCCAAAGCCAATACCACGAATATCCTCCACGCCTCTGTTGAAGTCTGCGGAGAACGAAGAACACACCCCAAGCTGATAAAGAAGGTTGTTTGACCCCTTACCCGGCTTATAAACAGGGGTTAGAATTCGTACTTTCTGAGAAATGGCTGCCCTTGTGTTGGGTGACGAGTTGTAATCGTAAAGGTGGCTAGAGCCTTGCCTTGTCCCGTCTGGGGTTGAGTCCGTATTCTTACGTGCGTTTCCAATCGCCATGTTGATCTCCTTTAAGATTATTCTTTTATCTCTTTCAGACTATAACTTAACTAAAAGAGAATTGGAGAGTCTATGAAGACCATAGCCATAGTGTCGGTGAAGGATGCAAATTATAAAGGCATAAAAATCAGAACTGCATTTATCCGTCTTTATGAGATGCAGTTTGGCATAGACCAAATTAATTGGAGTGCTCGCGAAGAACTTACTCGAAATGCTTTAGGTAACCCCCTACACCATGAGTATCTTAATCTGAGTCCTCAAAGTTTTCAAATACCCTTGAGTGTCAGTTCTCTTATGGAAGAGCTTAAAGATAATAGTATCATTAATTCTGCCGACTTAGTGATGTTTTATTTTCAAAAGATGCCTCTTTCAAGATTTCCGTTATTTACTCGAAATAAAAAGGCACACTCGCTAGATAATATTTATGGTGGATATTCAACCCACGCATTACCTACTCGAAATGCTGAAAAAATGGCAGAAAGAGTAGCGGAAGCTGCGAAATCAAGAAATGTTCCTAAGTATGTTCTTGAAAAAGCTGAGTATTTTGAAAAAGAAAAAGGATACCCCACAGATTACGCCTTCGCTATGGCATGGTCAATATGGTGTAAATATAAAGACCCCACATCAAAACATTGTAAAAAAGACACATCTTCTTATCTCAAAGGCAAGAAAAAATGAGAAACAAAGTAGACCCTATCATACGGAAGATAAAAAAACGCTTTGAGGATATTGGTTATGACCCTGAATATGCAGAGGCTCTCGCCTATAAAACTTATTGTTCTCAGAATCCAAGAGCAAAAGGGACTCTCTGTGAGGAAATCCCACAACTCCCAACATCAAGAGTAAAACCACTCCCTAAATATGCAAGCGCACCCTCCTTCGCGCTTGCATATTTACTGCCCTCTCACGCCATGATACTTATTGCTCAACTGACTCCCCAAGAACAAAATATGCTTCGAGTTATGCGACCGAATATCTCTGAGGTTGAGACTTTATTTAATATAACAGACAAGTTTATTATTAAGGGGAGAATATCACCCCTTCATGTCGAAGAATATATAAGAAGAGCAGGGATTCAAGTCGCCTATACTTACTTAATGTGACCATCCCACTCGCTTACATCAGCAGGCAGACGCTCAGAAATATCTTGAGGGAGCGCGTCTAGGCAGTCACTAGAAAACCACTCGCCAAAACAAACCCACTCTTTTAAGAGACTATGAAGTATTTTCTCTCTCCAGCCCTGCCCCTCAAGAACTATTAAAAGTCTTAACTCATATGGAGACCCTGACTGTAAGTCTTTCAGTCTCTTTTTTGGATTAGTTGATCTACCTATCTTTATCTGACCCTCCGCCTTTATTTGTATTAAATAAAGGCAGTCAGACTTGTTATGAGACGACATCGTCTAAGGGGTCTGAGGATTTACTCTGATTATTCGGCTTACCGCCACCCATATTAAATGTAGGTGCCATGTTTAAGATACGACCCGACGGCCAAGCCGTTTGTGCCTCAAACGCTTCAAACGGCGCTTGGTCACGACTCTTTAGACATTGATATTTGATAACACCCTTCTCCCTCATATCATCACCAAACCAAGAAGCGATGACAACATCCGCAGAACGCTCTGCTTCATTCGCATAAGATAAGTGAGTCAAGTTATAGCTCCCGTTATTCTTCTCTGCCGCTTTGAAACCCTCACGATTTATCTGAAATAAGCAGAGTATTGGGATACCCTGTCCTCGATTGAAGCCCATTGCGACTTTCTTTAGGTCGCGAATGACCTCGTTAAGACGCTCTGTCGTGCTGTTCACCCAATTTCTAGCCGACATCAACAGAGCGTGGTCAACCACAACCAACTTTACAGGGTGTTTCTGAGCAAGAGTCTCCGCTTTAGACCGCATATCCTCTACTGTGAAGTCGAGCTGGTCAGGGTCTGCTACCTCAAAGTAAATAGAACCATATGTGCCGTTCGACATATTTGTCTGTAAGTCCTCTATGACTTCTTTGAGAAATAACTCTTCATCTTTGTTCAGAGTAGCCTCTCTCATGCGAATCGGGTCTAGACCCACATCAGGGTTCGGGTGTTTCTGTATGCCGAGCGCAATACGCTTACTTCTGAACTTCGGGTGCATTGAGTGGAAACAATAGATAGTTCGACGACATTGGCTGTAGTGCATTTCTAATGAGAAATAAATCGTGCTAGTTCCACCGAACACAGCTTGATTATAAACCCAATTCATAGCGGTTTTAGACTTCATATGACCTGTGAAGCCTGCCACGATATAGAGTTCTTTTTTCTTGAAGCCACCAAGAGCATCGTCAATGACTTGAAGTCCCGTCTGAGGACATAGTTCAACCGTAGCCTCTTTGGTCTTCTTGTACTCCTCCCAAAAGCCATCTCCATCACCCATCGCTTCACCACCAATGCTACTTCCGAAAGTAGGTGTCATTAGAGTGTGAAGCTGTCCATAAATATAACGACCTGCGTCGCGCGCCCCCTTGAGGGTTTTCTTTTTCTTACCCTCTTTCACCTCTACACCGGACTTAACGATTTCTTTAACTTTTGTCATCGTTTCGGTCAGAAGTAAAACACGACCTTCCTCAACAGATTTCTCTATAAGAAATATGAAGTCTCCCCTATAAGCAACAGGGGTTGAGGCGATAAACCGAACTCTATCTGCTTCGTCAAACTTGTTATTTGACTCAAAGAATTCAACCGCAGTCTCTTGCGTGGGGAGGTGTCCATGTTGCGCTACAAAGTTTTTTACATACTCATAAATCTCCACATCTGTAGGAAGGTCAAAGTTGAAAATTGACTCCCTCAAAGAGGTGTAGTTTTGGAGCATGGCTTTGGGGTCATCGCCAATGCGAGGGTCGGGAAGTATGCTTCGTAAGATTTTCATATTAAACTAGCGTCCTAGCTTCAAAGTCTTGTGCCGAGGGGCAGGTAGATTAGGGTGAGAAGAAAGAGTAGAAGAGGATAACTGAGATGTAGTATCTACAGAAATACGAGCCGTCTGACTCTTCTGATTTACCAAAGAAATCCTAGCCCAGCCATCAAGAGCCACCTCAACAGCCCTAGACCATGCAAGGTGCCCCTCCTCTAACGGGCGATTCGGTTCTTGTATGACCCACAAAGGCTTCCCCAAGAACTGCCTAATTCTGATTGTCTCATGTAAAACCTCAGACATCGCGGCATTTCTAGCTACCTTCACCCCCAGCAAAACAATCAAAAGAGAACAAGGTTCTACAAGAGCCTGTAATGAAAACACATTTAAGTCATGCTGAAAATCAGGGTCAGCGATTGACTCTCCCGCTAATCTCGCAGAACCTAACCACGCTGAAAGACAATCTGCGTCAGATACAATCTTCACGAACTCATGAGACTTATTTCTGTGTGCCATCGCCCCTCTCAAAGCTAATAAAAGCTCTGTCTGATGAGCTGTGATAAATAAACAAGTCTCCATCTTGCCTTCTAAGAGAGAAGGCTTTACGGGATAAGCCCCCAATCCCTTCCACGCCTTCTCTGCTTGAATCTTTAAAGACTTCTGAATCGTGCAGACACAAGGGGTCGCTTGAGGTATCCCCATCGGACCATCATCCGTCTGCACATAACCCGCTCCAAAACAACTCTGACACTCTGACATGATGTTCTCCTAGTCTGTCATCTAAGAACTCATATCAGAACATACCCCACACTCTCCCTAACGTTTATCGTATCTTAAACCAATATATAGAAATAACGCTAACACCAAAACAACGGGCCATGTAAGACCGAGAAATACAATCAAAACAAATCGGTCGTTCCAAGAAATATCTTCATCCCAAGTCAGCCCCACCGCAACAGCAGAAATAATCAATAATCCATGTAGATACCACATATGAAAGCCCTTCGGTGTGTGGGATTATTATGAAGGGCTAAAATAAACGCCTTATTTACTGCGCGCGTCTTCAAGCAAACCATCAAACAAATCAGCAATCTCACTCGTACCCACATCAATCACCATATCTGAATCCTCATCCGCCTTAAGCCTCTTACCAAGTACACTCTCAATCAAACCCATCTTCGCCTTAAGAGTCTTAATCACCCTATCATCTATCGTCTTGGGAGCTACTAAGTGATAGCTGAATACCTTATCGTGTATAGAGCCGATACGAATCATGCGACCCACTATCTGTAAATAGTCACCTGCTGACCAAGGCGTATCATAAAAGATTACAGCTTTCGCGAGCTGGAGGTTCACCCCTTCTGCGGCAGCCATCGTGATAAGACAAACTTTCACCTCAGACTTCTCATCTTGAAATGCTTTCTGTGAAGCGAGTCGCTCATCTCCAGACTCTGAGCCTGTGATTCTCACAGTCTTAACCCCCGCTTTATTGATAGCCTTCTCCAAAATATCCACCATCTGACGAAAGCGAGAGAATATAATCACCTTTTCCCCTTCCATCTCATTCTCTAATAGGTCTAAAAGAGAGTCCAACTTCCCTGAGTCGCCCTCACAAGACACTAACTCAGGGTGGTTCACTATCTGTTGACAGACTGTCACAGCAGTCAGCTTAGTGACTTCTCTCTCTACAAACTCTTTCGTGTTCTCGTCTAAATATCCTAACAGACCCGACAATGCCTCTGCATATTTCTCTTCTTGAGCTTTGCTCAGTTCACACTCAATAATCTTAGTCGTGAGAGGGGGAAGCTCCTTCGCCACCTCATGCTTTGGACGACCTAAGAAATAAGGGTCAATGATATTTCTGAACGCCTCAATGTCACTCTTCCTGTGTCCCACGACAACAGGAATCCTACGACCGCCAGAAATAATTTGGTCGCGTGTGACGCAATAATGGCGCATGAAAGAGGCTTTAGTGGTGAAAAGAGTCGGCACAGTCACCTTGTAGATAGCCCACGCTTCCATGAGTCTATTCTTGATGATAGTCGCGGACAAAGACCAAACCCGCTCCGCGCTCCCTGCCATATGCTTACACACCTGATGTACCTGCGCGGTGTCGTTCTTAAAAGCAGTCGCTTCGTCAAAGACCATGACATGACCCGACATCATCTGAATTTGGTCGAAGTCCATCACCGCAGTTCTATACCCTAATATAAGGACTTTCGGACCAGTCGCAGTCTTAAACTCAGAAATAGTCTTCTGACGCTTAGGCTTAGTCCCCAACACTTTGAAGACCTTTACGCCGTTAGTAAACCGGTCAAACTCTGACTCCCATTGACCCACCGCGCTCTTGGTGGTGCAGATAAGAGCGGGGATATTTGGGTTCTTATCCCATAAATAAGACAGCGCCGCGATTGTTTGGAGTGTCTTCCCTAAGCCCGTATCATCACCTAAGACGAAGCGGGGCATCGCCAAAAGGTGAAGTATGCCCTGAATCTGATACTGCCTAAGGGTCAACGGATTGCCGTTGTCTAGGGTCGTCTTTAAAATGTTTGAGGGGGGAGCCTTAAGGTCGTCTTTTATACGCACCTGACGAAGTTTCTCAATCGTCGCTAAGAGCTTATCATTCTCCATATGTACCGCCTTGCAAGTTGAGGGAGTCCCGACTCATATCAGAAAGTGTTTAGTGGTTTTATAACCAAGCTAAACTAGAAATAAGGAGAGTGGCACAGAGATATGCCGATAAAAGGCGAGTTGCTCGCTTCGTGAATTTATATTTCTGCTAAAACGGGGGGGCGTACTAAGACAAAAAGAAATATATTAATCTCGCCGTCGGAGAGCTCAAAGCCCTCTGAAGATGAGATGAAATCTAGTCTAATAGAGTGAGGTCAATCAGCTCATATATGTCAATAGGCAAATGGTCTATACATTCAGCTAAAAACCATTCACCCTTCAATCTCCACTTCTTTAAGTCCTCATGTATGCGTCTTTCTCGCCACCCCCAACCTTCAAAGCTCATTATAAGTCTGAGTTCATCACTATTTCCCGTTTGGAGACTTCTAAGTCGAGTGGGGACATCTTTAGTCCTACCTATCTTGAGATGACCACTTTGTTTGGCTTGAATGATATACAAGAAGTCTCCATGTCTCGGCTTAGGCTGAGACATCAACTCTCTCAAATCTTTAGATGTGAAACTCATCTAACACAGCTCCTTTTGTTGCCAGAAAGAGCTATATCAGATTATTTACTCCTCAAAGAGAATTTCTATTAAGTTAGCGTAGGGCGGGTCTAATCTTTTCTTTGGGAAAAGAGCTAACTCTTTTCGTATAGAAATAATTTTCTGTTCATCGCCCACCCTCACTAACAGACGAGCCATGAAAATCGCACTCCAATAGGTGTGTGCCCATTTCATGGCTTCTACCACAAGCGTATTTATTTCTGCCTCTTGGTATCGGGTGATCAACTTGCGGTCTTGCTCATAGAAAACTCTAATCTTATCGTAGTCTTTTTTCTTTCGAGCATACAAGTCACCTAATGCTTTAAACTCTCTCGAATATTTCGACACCCCCGAAGGGAGTCCATACCCATATTTAAACTTTCTTAGCGCAATCAACTTCACTAAAGGGTCTTTACTCTGGGTCAAATAGCTCAATATTTCTTCGTGTGCTATTTCAACCAAATCAAAAACAATCCTCCGAACTTTCTGAACATCTTGTGACATGATATAAGCTACCTCTTTTTCGGTGTATTGAGAGTCCTTAATAGATAATCTACTCCTCTTATTTCTCGCGGATGGAGTCTCAAGAAAGCCAACTCCTGTAGGGGTATCCACCGATACTCGGTGTGTTCTTTGTTTAGAACAGGCGCAAAAGCGTTCTTACAATGAGCGAAAAATAAAACATAACCTAATTGTTCATGGTGTCCTTGCACTCTACAAGAAGGCAAAAAACCAATCTCTTCACTCGCTTCTCGATACGCGGTCTCTAAAGGAGACTCAAAGTCTTCTGATTTCCCTCCGGGGAAGTTCCAAAGACCCGTATCCGCTCGCTTTAACACTAAAGCTCTACCCGCATTTAGAAATAATAAACCTGCTCCCATATACTCCTCCATTCATTTCAGCGTCTTGGTAGAACGCTCCAATGATAAAGGAGAAATATGAAATACTTCACTTACTTATGTCATCTAGACCAAAACTCGTTTTACGAGTCATACCCTAATGCACAGATATTTAAGTTCGCATATCTGAAAGGGTATCAACTACTACCTACAAAGAGAGGGTCAGTCTTAACGCCTGTCCTTAATGGTTTCGTAGAAGGACTCTTATATACAATAGATGATGAAATACTCCATGAAATCACTAAGACATATCAAAACAAACATAAGATGTTAGAGGTTGTAACAGACTCTGGAGAAGTCATGAAAGCCATAGTATTCTGTTCTCTAGAAGGTGAATACCACCACACTCTTCTCAATAAGTATTATTGGAAATACGGGTTTGATAAATCTAATCTCAGTCTTTACATAAACTATCAACCTTGATGGTATATTCTCTATCCATCCCCCTCAACCCGTAGGAAATAATATGAAGACCACAACGATCTACACACTCATGGACTCAAGCAATAATCTTATCAAGACACAGTCAGGTTCTTTTTTCGAGTCTCGTTCAAAGGCGAGGGAAGCAAAGAAGCTCCTAGAGAATTCAGAGACAAACATCCAAGTTGTTAAGGTCGAAATCGCTCAAAACCTTTGGGAGCGTGTTCGCTAAAAAAACTTGCAGCCTCTATAAATCTCATTTATGTTTCTGCCAAACACAGAAATAATATTATTTCTCGTGTTGAATCTAGGCAAAAAGGAACATAGAATGATTGAAAATGACAAGTGGTGTGACTTCTCTCTGTTAGCAGAGTGTTTCGAAGTTGAGTCTTTAGAAGTACCCACAAAAGAACCTTCTAAAGTCATAAGTTTGAAGATTACAGACCTCAAAGGCAACATATTAAAGTTTGACGGATTCTTTGAGGTATTTGTAGAGGGTAACCAACTCAACGCAAGAGCTATTTCGAGGTCGGACTTCAACATCCAGCCTTGATTTTATTTCTTTTATATCACAGGAGTCTTAGTCTCAGACCCTGTGATATAGGAGAGAATGATGTCTTATTCATCTTTGATGAACCTTGAAGAGCGTATCAGCTATCTAGAGCGTACCGCCGCCCCCCGCCCTCGCCGCGTCCCTACACCCCCTCCCGCGTATGACTCAAGGAGAAGCCCTCGCAAGCTAGGAGATCGTACTATCCTAGACATGGAGAAGGACGCTTCAGATTTAGTTCAGTTTGCTAGAAGAAACGGCTTCCTTGATGCCAAGATTAAGTATGTAGGCGATAATCCTGTAATTGTCTTACAGCCCCGCTTTTATATTTTCTTAAACGATCAGGGTTATGAGATTGAGTACCCTCAAGGGGGTAGCTCCTTCACATACAAGTTTGAAGATGTCTTGAACATGATTAAGGAGAGGTCTTTAGAGGTTGCTGATTGGGGTAACGAAGAAGTTGGCATGGAGCTGATTGAGTTAACCCCCACATATGATGATGTGTATTACCTGTTAAATGGTTCTAAGTCCAAGAACTCCAGATATAGTGGGTATCTTGGTGCAAAATGGAATCGTACAAAAGACAATGAGTTCAAGGGTGACGAGTATGTCTTTACTGTAAGGTGTACCCCTAGCGCACTAAAGTTTATGATGAAGGGTCCTTATCTCACAAGCGAGCCTTATGGCACTCTCACAGGTATCGTAACAGGCTCTAGCAGAGATGAACAGCTACAGGGTCTCGCGGCTCGCCTTGACTTCATCGCGGAAAAGATTGGCGCGAAGAGAAGCAAAGCGCGCAAAGACATCGCTAAGTTAATGCAGTACCCCAAAGACTTCGGTGGTTATGAGTGGTAAGAATTACCACACCTGAAATAATAATCCAAATTGCAAAGACCAATTCAGGTCTTTATTGACCAACCCCCCCAACATCGGGGCTACATTCAAAGAACGATTTGCAAATCTTGGGTGATATGACCCAAAAATACCTCCGCTTATCTGTTCGGCATTTATAAATGCGTTAGCACCTAAGCGGAAGTCTCCTCGCTTGAAATTGAGCAAGCCCCCCCCAATTAACAATCCTATATCATGCCTTAAAAGGCTATATCCGACACCCACAACAAAAGTGGGTGAGAAGAAGCCTAGTGTTGCAGTTTTTATATTGTTTGGCGACACTCTGGGCGTGTAAAAGAACTTCGGGTCTATCCTAGAGTCGCCCTTTAACATCTTATCCTCAGATAAGACTACAAAACGACCCTCTTTGTCAAAATAACCAGCTTGTATGTGTACCCCCTGATTCTGAACGGCTCCCTCACCATCAGCCTCACTAAATCCTATGGTCAGTACTTTAAACATCAAGTTTAACTTCAAGTTAAAGTTTTGTTCCCAAAAGTTAGTCGCCTCAAAACTCGCTACACTCTGTCCATTTACTTGATTCTCTGAGTTCCAAGTAAATGGAAGTACCTCACAACTTGAAGGCGAAGAAATACACCAACCTACTTGGTCTGCTTTTATCCCCTGCCACTTCTCAGGTGCTGGTTTTGTCGGTGTCCCCTGCCCCACCTCAGAACGACCTCTACTTAGTCTTATTTCCATAGATGAGAATCTCTGAGCTATACTCGTTATCTGAGCCCCTGTCTCTTCCTTAAACTTGGAAATAGCTGTCTGAGTCTGTGAGTCATACTCACTCAACACTCCCTTACTTATTTCTCTCATCTCTGAAGGAGACACCATCTGAGCTTGAGCAGTCTTAATATCATCTCTTAAGCTCGATAACGCGCGCGCGTTCTCTGTCAAAGTACCCTCTAGTTGCTCCTCTATCACCCGCTGTAAACTTTCAATCTTGCTTGACATCCACATCTGATGAACAACACCCCCCAAAAAAACACCGAAAAAACAATAACTTAACACAGCTAAATGCTTATTTTTAGAAATAAACATGACAACTCCTTGCTTTTATGATATATGTGTATATCGTATGAGGGGTGAGGGAGACACCTCATCATCTAGAGAAATAAAGAGATTAGATTTTGATTTCCAATCAAGGAAAGGATTGAGATGACAATCAACGCATTTTTGGTGGGTGGCGAAAAGACTTACGCCCAAACCTTTATTTCTAAAGCGAACAATCATGGTATTGAGCTTAACATGGTCGGTCACAGAAATTGGGATGCTGTTCCGCGTGGGGACATCCCCTTGTGCGATGTGGTGATTGTTCTTAAAGATGTGGTGAGCCATAAGCAGAGAGATTGGGCGAGAGCTTCTGCGCGCCTTAAGAATGTAAAGTTCTGCGAGGTATCTCAGAAGATAGCGGTGGGTGTTGATGGTCTGCGCCATGTTCTTCAGATTACACCAGAGGACCAACCACAAGAGTTAGTGGAAACCTCATTGAGAAATTCGTTTTCAAGCATGGATTATCAAACCCACCTTACATTCTCAGAGTCCATTGAAAACTTCATGGTTGATGTAGACAAGATAGGCTCTCGGAGAGGAGCTATTCGGTCTATGTTCCAAAACTACTTAAGCTCTTTGGATACCCAAACCCCCTTGAGTTGGGGTCGTGAGCGACTTGAGAGTCTGTTTGATTCTTATCGCTCTCTGATTAAGAGAGATAATCAAATCTCAGAGGAAATCAAAAGCGTTCTTTTTTCTTGGGGAATTGAAAACGCTTGTTCCTTCAAAGAGCAGAAAAGTTTTGAGCGTGTGTATAATATGCTCTTTGGCTACTACCCCGAAGAGTTTAACAAGCTCTTTGAAAAACCCGAAACCTTATCGGAGGTTGTCTTGAGTGCAGAAGCGGAGGTTGTCTTGAACAACAACAAAGAGAAAATCTTTCAAGATATCAAAGAGCGCCCTTTCCAAGTATTGGGTTATCTTTTCGCAGAACCCTCAGAGATACACGCCGCGCAAGAGTTGTCCTACTCCTTAGAGGACTTTGAAGAGGTTCTCTCTGAGATTAGACACAACTTTAAGACCAAGAATTGGCATCGCTCTTTGGCTGAGTGGCAAGATGTTAAGTATCGCTGGGCGCAAGATGTACTTAAGGCAGACCCCTCTATTACAACGATGGGCAGGCTTCATAAGTATTCTCGCGATTTGTGGCATAGCCGTATCGCAGACAAGTACTGCGGTATTCTCTTGTCTCCTCAAGAGGAAGTTTCTGAAGACCTCACCTCTCTTGAGGAAGAGACTCCTACACCTATTGAGACAACTCGTTGTCTTAAGGGCAAGGTTCTCTTTGACTCCTTTGAGGTCACTCTCAGCGCAGGGTCAATGGTGGTGATTGATTCAATCAAGTCTTCATCTATTGAGGTTGGAGAGGGTGTCTTCGTTCAGATTAAATCTTATGAGGATGGCGTATTGAAGGGCGTACAGCTCTCGTTCTCCTAAAGACACTAGCAGACTTAAAAATTCTGCTGGAGTTAGACTCATGATTGAGAGTGCCTAATAAACGATTCTTGGCGTAGGGAGCTAAAGAATCGTTGTCTAATATGTAGTGTGTCAGAGTCTCAGCGAAGTCTTCTTTAGGATTCATGTGTCCATACTGAGTAGGGATACCGAGTTCTTTAAGGACTTCGGTGTAGTTCATATCGGGGTCTATCACATCCTCTAAGTCATCTATCTCAACTTGAAGTCTGACCCAATCAGAAACCCAAAACTTCCTCGCCTCTGGCGACAAAGCTCTGAAATAAATGGCATGAGCCACCTCATGCACTATCACATAATGTACGAGATTAAATAACTGACCTCTTATCTTCGCATTTTCGGAAGGTGATAGAGGACTCCGAGACCCCCAAAACAAAGACACTACCCCATCGCGATAATAGCCTCCCGCATAACCTAGTTGACGAGGCAATTTATCGGTTTTATGGTTCGGTCTGAATTCAAACCGATTGATTATCGTGTGCAGATCGATTTGCACTTCTTTCGTCTTGAACAACTCTATCAAGAAGTCTATCGCCTTCTTGAATATGTCTAAGACATGAGGCGGGGTCTGTATCGTACAAACTTCAAAACCTCTATAAGTAAACTTCTCAACTCTTATTTCTAAAGAGGTGTCCTCTATTTTCTTGGCTTCCTCTATATAGTTCTCCCATGCTTTAGAAACAACCGGCCATGTCGTCTGTTCTTGCGCGAGTTCTTTTAGACACTTTGAGAGTCTCTCTCTAGCGGGATTCTCTTTAAAAGCCTTAAAGACATTTGGCTGGTCTTCAGATAGAAATAAAACACTTTCTAAGACCTCTTCCGAGAGAGTTTGCTCCATCTCTAACACTTGGTCTGCCCATAGATAATCAGGAATACCCTCGTAAACCTGATTATCAAAAAGCGCCTTTAAGGAGGTCAATATCTCAGAGGGCTTTCTTGTAATGCTCATTTCTCTTCGCCCTTCTTTTGTCTGAACACACTAGGTCTTTTTCTCGGAGTGACTTTTTTGCTCTCTCTAGAATCCGCCAACATAATCTTCTTAACTACTTTGGGATATGCCCTCATCAAACCTCTCTTCACACCCATATCTATAAAAGTGTATTTCTCTACGGCGGGGTGAATCCAAGCCTGCTTAGTCGTCAAAGGAACCCTTCTAAAAACAACTTCTCCAGATTTATGGTCTCTTATCGGAATCACTTTGCGTTGTTTCATTCGCTGTTTGGTCAGCCAATCCATCCGATAGGGTTCTCTACCCTCTAAATATTTAGACACCCACGCCCACTTTGGGTCGTAATCAAGTGTCACTTTTATCTGCAAGTCTTCAGTCACCTCAAATCTGAACGAGGATAGAAACTCAGATGAACGAGGTACGTGTCTCCCTAAATGAGAAGCTCTGACAGCTTGTTGTTTAATCTCATATAAAATATGTTCTGCAAATATCTCTAGTACCTCTTGAGACTTGTATTTCTCGTACACATCTCTAGGTACCCCACGAGGGGGTGAGGGTCTTAGCTTTTTTAAAATAAAAGGCTTTTTCATCTGTTATCCCTATGAGTGATGATTTTCAAAAGTCCCTGTCCTACCCTTAACCTCGAACTCATCAGGCTTATCCGCCCTTCCACTTCCCATTGGGTACGCAGTATCTGGTGTAACTGGGTATTTCGCGTCCGAGCGCGCATCATAAGTATCTCGTGTTGGGTTATATGTGTAGTTCACATCTCCCCATGTCACAGGAACACCTAAAATCGGAACGCTATAACGAATATCCGTTGAATCAAGATAAGAAATATTGAAGGCTTGGTGGAGTATATTTCCTCGGTTTGAAGAAATCGTCACCGGACCGATTGAGTATCGGTCGTTGTTCTGTTTAACGATAAAGTCTTTCTGACCCACTACGGGAGTCGGTCCTATCCAGACTCCATAGTTATGAGTCTTTCTCCTACCCTGCATTTCCTGAGTCACCGCCTGCTCCCCCTCATCTGGCCCTACTATTATGTCATAAGGACCATCATAACCTCCCCTTATGCCCGTTCCAAAACAGCCCTTACAGATAGAGTCTGGTTGCTTCGCATAAATAAGTGTCTCTCTGTCAAAGTCAGCACACGCACAAGGCTCTCCCGACACCTTCCTGATGAATAACTTAACGCGCTCCCCTCCTTGATCTAATATCCAATTATTTCTGCGTATCCCCTCACGCCACATATAGTCCACAACCTCTATTTCTCTATCAGAGAAAGGCGCACATTGTTCTAGAGGTGTCTCATAGAGTTCCCCTGTTGAGGGGTCTTCAGCTACAGTAGCTATCCTATAATAATCCCGCTTATTGACCCCTAATCGAACTCTGTCTGAAGGGAAATAAGAAATATAGCTCACTAAGACTTCTGCATCTTCGGTGGGAGAGGCGTTGACCTCCCAATTCCCTGTGATTGGATTAACCTCATAGAACTCTAAGAGAGAGACTTGACCTATTTCTCCGATAACTCGATGAACAGGGACAACAACACCATTGATTGTCACAACAACATCGGCAGGAGATACTGAGGGAGTCCCCAACTCGTGCGTGCTTGAAATAGGGTGTTTAGTGACGAAGCGAAAAGGGTCTTCCGCTTGGTCACCGAAGGAAATCCAACTCGACACAACCTCATTGTGTATAGTCTGTGTTCGATTTTGGTCTCTGAAAAATGTCCCCCCAATTGGAATCAGATTTATCCTATGGTAAGGACCTCTATCGGAAGAGAAAGACCGATAAATATTCACCCCTCTAATCAACCACCCCTCATTTTCATGCCGATTGGAAGGGTTATCCCACCGAATATCTATCTTGTTCTTCTGATAGGGCGAGGTCGCAGTCGCCGTCAAAGGTGGAAGGGGATATGCGGAGCGTTTCTTGTACCAGCCTGCGACCATATATCACCATGTGCTTTCTCAGCTCTGAGTCGCCTCCTCATCAGAGAGGACAAACACAGAGCCGTCTTCCATAATCTGCCAAGCAGTATTATTATCAATGTTTAACCGAGTCCGAACGCCTTCGAACATATTCTGAGTGTTCACCTCATTCTGCTTCAAGTCTGCCACGATGCGTGCCTTCTCCAACTCTAACACGCCCAAGCGATTGAGCATCTGATTAGCGCGCGCCTTGGCAGACTTAAAAGAGTTGACCTCAGTTTCCGTTAGACTTCCCATTTTTTTGCTGGTCGCCATTTTTATTTCCTGTCTGAGCTAGTCTGCTCTTCAATAGTTCACTTGCCTGCTTTAATAAGTATATCTTGTGCCGAAGACAATCTACACTCTTATTGGCGTTGCAGTTTACCAAGAGAGTCAAGTCATCCGCTTTTGGTTTATTCGTATCATCTTGCTGTCTTAAAGATTTAGTTTCTTCCACGCCCCACACACCTAACACCGCAGTCTTCTTTTTCGGCTCTTTTGAGTGTGACGGAAATACCGCCAAGATTATGCTCATTGAAAAGATTAGTGTATAAACTATTGCAGATTTCATGAGGGAGACCTCCATTAGAGCTTATCTAGAATGCCGGAGAGCGTCTTAGACACGCCATCAAGCTGTTTGTCTATCCCCGTAATAGACTGCTTATTAACGGCTGTATCCGTTTCAATCTTCTGTAGTTTATCCTTTAAGGACTCTAAATCTTGCTCTAAAGTCTTTACTTTTAGCTCATTATCTCTTATTGTATAAGCCATATTTGAAGCCCAAAAGATCAAGGGCAAAAGCAACAAAGTCAATATGACAATAGCGATTTCTATATGCTTTGTCTTAAGTTTAAAGACAAGCTGTTCCTCATCAGATTGTTGTTCGCTCATTTCATATCTCCTTATGACAAGCAGTACTTATCAAAAGGACTCTTTAATAAAAGGTTAAACGAACGCCCACTCCACCCAATAACAAATGCAAACCAATAGCTCTTCAGAGTATTCGCAGAATAACAAAATCAATCCTCTTCGTTTGAGGTGGTCTTCTTGCCGCGCCCCGAAGGAGTTCCCTTATTACCTGAGAGATACTTGACCTCCATTTCTAACCCAAGAACTCTCTTCTCAAGTGAATCAACTAACACTTTTGACTCCTTTTTCAAGGAGTCAATCTCCTTCGCAGAATCTCTCCTTAGTACATCCAGCTCTTTTGAAATCTCAGTCTTCGTGTCTCTTATCTGACCTAAAACCTCTGTCTTATTCTGTTCTATTTTCACCGAGACAACAGAGTCTAACTTACTAGAAACTCCTTCAATCTTCGTGTTTGTCTCAGAGGCTTGCTTTGAAATCTCTTCTTTCAGCTTGGCTTGACTCGCCTGAGCTAAATCCATCTTCTCTAAATATTTCTTACCCAACACATAAACGACAACCACTAATGCAAGCCATGCGTTTCCACCCACTAGCTTAAATAGCTCTATGAACTCCTGATTCTCTGAAGGAGTCGTATGTGTGGGCACCCCAACTGTTGCTTGAGGTACTACGGGAGCTGGAGGTGGTGCAGAAATAACTGCTGCTTGAGGTTGCTCAACTACAACCTCTGGTGCGGAGTCTTCCTTTTCCCCACCCACTATTTGACACTCAGATAACTTCTTTACCCGATATTTGCCGTCTATCACCCAAACCTTACCCTCTTTAACAACTACGGAAGAGTCAGTTAATAAGCAACTCATAGCGGTCTCCTTCTATCTGTTATTTCCTCTGATTATACAGATAGATAAAATATCACCTCAAAGCCCATAAGATGAATATTGGTACAAACACCCGCCACCCTCACAAGGCACACACTCATAAATCACATCAAACAAATCATAGATTCTCTTCAAAGAAACAAAGAAATCCGCATACAAGTACAACACTTTATCTTTATCCTCTAAGATTAGAGAACTCAAAAGCAGACGATATTTCTGTGTCGCGTTCTCTATTTCTTTACGCAATCCGCGATAGGGTAAATAAGCACACATGATGGCGGTCATCTCATCTTCAACAAGTCCCCGCGCGCTCTTTAAGAGAGCAGGAAACCTGAGCCGATAACTCAAGGCTTCCTCAAACATTTCTTCAGAACTCAAACCCTCACCCTTCTGAAGTCTCTGATGTCGTATCTCCCCCTCTGTGAAATAAGGCGGAGTCGCCAAAAGCTCAAAAGGATAAAATAAGATTGCGCTCAACAATAACCACTTCATAGTCATCTCTCAGATAAACAGTCTCCTTCCCAACACTCCCCGCAGAACAACTTGTTGCTCTCCTCATTTATCTTATAGACCATATAAAAAAAGTAGTTGTTGAGAAATAACAAAGCTACTTTATTGGTTTCACCTTCCAAGCGGTCATAGGTGTGTCTAGCTCTCTCCAAGTACTCATCGAGTTGTGTCAACTCCCCACAAGAATACCTACGAGCAGACGCGACTGCCAAGTTCCTGAGACTTGTGAAGCGCACCCTCTCCGCTGTGGCTTGCTCTGCGCTATACTCTGTTGAGAAATAAAGGTTCAAAGTAAGTAGAAAGATCATCTGCAACTCCGTCGTTTAGTGTAAGATGTGGCAAGTCTAACGTGGGAGGACATATATGGATTTAGCTAAAAAAGAACGAAAACTCGGTCATTGTACAGGTTGTGGGAAGGAACTCCCACAGTCAAGACTTGGTTGGGGGCTCATTTGGGAAGATGGGACAGGTCTTTGCGCGAAATGCTTGTACCATATCCGCAAAGCCACAGGCTACTTTGAGCGTACTACGAAAACATATGCCCCTAAGACTAGGATAACCCTTAAGAAACAAAAAGAAGAAGCAACTAAACGCAGACTCGAAAAAGAAAAGAATGAAAATTTACCTGAATAACTCTACATACGCCTCGGACACCGCTTTTTTCCACTTCTGAGGTGCATATCGCTTTAATATGCAAAAGAAATCGGGAGGTTGGACTAGACTTGAAGAACCTCGCTCCATCCCGATGAAACTCTTGAAGAGCAGACTCTTTTCATCAAAGCTGAGAACTCTATTCTTTTGCTGTAAAGATTGTATCTCACGAGTTTGCAAAATGTACTTGAACTCATCTATTGCAGTTCTCAAATTTGCATAGAACTCAATATCGTTAAGAGTATGGCGTTTTATTAACTCTTCCCTTGATATGTTTGGTTCTTGATACTTTTCGGTCTTGGTTTGCAGTCTTAATGAGGGAAGACCCAATTCATAGTTTTTCCTTCTCAGCTTTATAAAAGATAAGATACTTTGGGTCGCGTGGACCATTTCATGGTGAATGGTGTGTGCGATTTGATTGTAAACTCCTTGAGCTGAATAATATAAACCATCTAATATCTGAACCCGATAGTCTGGAATAATGATTTTTAGAGTAAAGTCTTGCCCTAACCAAACTCCCCCATGAGAGTCCCCAAATTCTATAATCACCTTTATCTCCCCCCAATCAAGTGCATTAATAGAAAATTGAGTCCCTTCTTCTCGAAGCTCTTTTAAGCGTCTATTAAAAGCAGATTGGCTCATGTACCAATCTTTCCCTAAAGCTATAGGGAAAGATTTTTTGAAAGCCTTGCTCATTAATCTTTTTTTATAAGGCTTAAAATCATCAATCAAACGCTTTATGTGTTTTAACTCAATAGGCTTTTCCGTAAGTTTTTTACGCTCGTTTAAAGCCTCTATTATATAATTACTTACCCTAGATATTGCCCATGCAATTATCTTTTCGGTAAGCTCTTTTGGAGGCTTTACTAACCCCCCCCTTCTTCTCATTTTACAGCACCCGAACGTTCATCCCAACGAGCGCCCTGCTTATGCCCCGTAGCCTCACTTCTGACATCGTAGTGACAAAAATCGTCATAGACCCCCAACCCCCCATTATATACCTTACCCTCTTTTATCAGCTTACTGATAAGGGTATGCACCTGTGTAGAGGTCATACCCTTAATCTTAATATCCGCAGCGGCTGCCTGAAGATGAAGGGACTTGTCTTTCCCACCAACTGCTGCATTACGCGCGGCTGAACGATACCCACTGATGATTGTTATAGGAGCGTTCGCCGCGTCTCTTATCACCTGCAAGTTCTCTAAAAGAGCTGTCGCGTTCGCCATAAACTCTGGTGGAATCACATCATAAAACTCAAGCTCCGAATACTTGAAGTTCTTTGTGCATTCTACATTCGTCTTTTGGTCTTTGGATAGTGGCGTTGCCATTTTATTTCTCCTTCTTAGGTGACTCACCCAAGAAGGAGAAATAAATCATCTAGTGACGCACCAAATCAAAATCATGCCAAATATCCCGTATATCAAAATCTGTGTACCGACAATCTGAACAACCAATCTGTCTAAGCGGAAATATGAAACTCCCCTGCCCCTGCATAGACTCACCAAACACAGACATTGAGAAATAAGGCTCAGGTCTATCATCTACACGCAGAGTAGCACAGACAATAAAACCATCAGAAGTATCTTTACACACTTCTGTCGTTACAAAATCATTCCAATCTGACTCAGGAAGAATACTGAACCCATAAACTCTTATAGAGTCCTCACTATGTTGATATTTAAAAAACACAGGAGGCATCTCAGAAATAGGAGGCGCGTTCTTGTTAATAAGAATCGCACAGACTCCCTCTAGCAAGTTAGAGTAGAGGCTACTCATCATCTTTTGAAATCTCCTCTCGTAGCTTCTGCTGAAGGTCTTGAAAATGTTGGGTCTGCTTCTCGTAAAGATAAGTATGCACTACCCCTAGAAAGATGAAGGACACTAACAAGAACAGCGAGAACACGCTGGTCAAATCCCCCGTAGTGGCTATCAATAGCGAGATGACACCGAAAAAAATAGACGCATTAAAGTGATTATCTATCGCTTTGCGCGCTGACACTTGCAACTGAAGCAGGTTCACAACGAGTAGTACTCGCTCCTCATCCCACTTTGGGTCTTTCTTATCCTCACTCAAAGTCAATCCTCCAAAATCGGAGACTTCTCCGAAGAAATCACAAAATGACCTGTCCCATTAGAGTTATTCAACCACTCATCCAAAGCGTCATGCAACATCTGACGAGCCTCCGAGTCCAACACCATCTTTGAAAAATCCCCACCCATCAAATCTGAATGAACTCCCTCGCCGTTCGCACGAGTGTACTCTATCTCCGAATGAAAACGATTGGACTGCACTCTCGGTGTATTCGACATCTGTCTCTCCTTTATGAGAAATAATCGCTCTAGCGTATAACTCATATCCGAACCGACAGAGTGTGTCAAGAAATAACCACTAAATAATCAATCCTCGTCTTCAAATAGACCCTGTAGCCCGTCTAAGTGTTGAGATTTCTTGGTTTTATTCTTTTTTATTTCTGTTGACTTGGTGTTTTTTATTTCTGTTGTTCTTTGAGGGGGGGGTTCTAAATTGGCGGAGGGCATAGTCCACCCCACAGGAAGCCCCATCAGAGTCTCTACCCAGCGTGGATTTAATGCCCCAGAGTAGTTCTCTGTCATGCCTACTTGCGTAGGAAGAGAGTTGTTTCTCTCCCAAACACCATTCTTACTCGGACTTCTTGCACGATGATTTGAAGCATCTTTATAATCTCTCGTAGTAGGTGTCGCCCAATTTTTCACATCCTCAGACTCCACACAAGGAGTGCCATAAAGTTCGGAAGGCTCGTTCTGCTGTTGCGGGGACGACTCCGTTCCCAAGAAGTCTGAGTTCATCAGTTCTGGAGTCCAAACTGACGCACAAGAGGGCATAACCCATCCCACAGGAAGCCCCATCAGGGTTTCCACCCAACGAGGATTCAAGAATCCCTTCTCCGTCTGAGTCTGAGTCTGAGTCACTTCCTCTTGGTGTGACTCTTGGGGGTTCCCAAGAGTACTGAGGTGATCCTCTTCCTGCGGACCATTGAGTAGAGAAGAGTATATCTCTAAGCTGGTGGGATCTACTTGCTCTCTCAGAGTACATGGAGCAGTCCTCCCCTTCCTCGACCCTGTCGCTTGACGCACTAATGCTTCCGTTGCCCTCGGTGGCAGATAATCCATTGTCGTTGGAGTCGCCCAATTCTGAGTAGTCGGGTCTGTTCTCGCGGCGTCCCATAAGTTCAAGCCGTGGCTCGTCGCACCCTCGCTCACCCCTGCGCGCCTCCCCGTTGGCGTTAGCGTCATCTCGTAGTGCGGAATCTCCTGTGTTGTAGGAGTCGGCCATGCCATCTGCACTTGGTTCTCTAGCCTGCAAGGAAACTCTTTGCTGTTGGGATTGCCCCCCCCTCCCGCTGAAAGCCCTACTCTCGGAGTCCCCCATAGTTTCGCATCTGCGGCTACCTGTAGATTTAATGTCATACTCTTGAAGGTTCCATTCGCCCGATACGCACGACCCTGACCCATCCAAGGCAACCCATCCTTGTCCGTTAAGTTCTCCTCTTGTCCGCTCTCTTGGGCAGTTGGAGTGCGCCAAAAGTTCGTTGACTCTCCTTCTCCCCTCATCTCCAATATCTGTTCGGACTCCAAGAATAAAGATTCTTTTTCTTTGATGTGGCGCACCCACTTCAGCCGCTGAGAATACTCCTGCCGTCGCGCTATAACCCAATCGTTCCAACTCTCTAAGGACATGAAGCAAAACGGGAGTGCCTTGTGGGTCGTTCCACCCTTCTCCTGCGAGCTTTGAGGAGAGTATTCCCTCGACATTTTCGAGGAAAACAAGGGGAGGTCCTCCAAGTTCTCGGAGTCCTCGTAAGATATGGGGGAAGAGGTGTCGGGGGTCTTCGTCTCCTCTGCGAGAGCCTGCTGTGCTAAATGGCTGGCAAGGGAAGCCTCCTGACAAGATGTCCACTTTCCCACGAAAAGCTCCCCATGGGAAGGTCTTAAGATCCGTCCAGATAGGAGCTGGGTCCAAGAGTCCTGCTTCCATTTTCGCAACCAAGTTCGCGCAGGCAAAGGATTCGATCTCACTAAAAGCGATTGTTCGCACATTTCGGATTGCTCTTGTAAGTCCGATATCAATTCCTCCGTATCCTGCACAAAGTGAGATGTGTGTAAGTTCTTGGGAATTATCCACATAAGACTCCATATTTGTGGTGAGAAGATTATTAAGATTATACCCTTATTTCTTGCGGATAGATAGCAACCATTGCGTGACTTGAGTAGCAAGTGCGCTATTTCCATGTCGGTCAGGATGACACAAAGAAATAAGGTCTTTAATCTTATCTTGAGGAAGGGCAGAGCTTGAGGGCGGGTTATTCCTCAAGGCACGCACCTCATGCTCCATAGTGTAAATCTTGACATTTAGCTGAGAAATCTGCATCATGAGAGCATATTTCTCGGCATCCAACTTCTTATTTTCGGCTTGAAGTTTATTTATCTCTGCTTGAAGATTTGGGTTTGAAGTAGAGGTTGTGTTTTGAGACTGACTCAGAACTTCTGAGAAAGCCTGAGCCAATCTCTCATGAGCTAAATCTGCTTTGCTTAAATCAAAGCCAGACGCGCGCTTCCAACAAACAAGACATTTCTTAGCGTACTCTGAAATATGGGGCAGATTGCAAGATGTGCAGATTAAAATTTGAGGCATGATATTTACATCTCCTTTTGACAGGAGGTTCATATCAGAATGTGAGTATCGCTAGTTCTGAGTCAGTTCTTGAGCTTGAGAAATAATTCTATTGGAGTCCCAAGAGAGTCGAGCCTTCCCTCTTAGTTTCTTAACAGCCATTTCAGCCTTCATCGCTTCCGAACGATTTTCAAAAGTCCCATAGACACACATTAAAGCCCAAGGTCTGTGTTTAGATGTGTATTTCCCGCCGCCTTTTATTTCTCCGTTGTGTTGGCGGAGTCTTCTATGTACATCTGTGGTCGAACCCACATAGAAAAAGCCCTCTAGAGGCTTCCCTTTAGAAGATAGTCTTGGGATTTGACTCTGAAGAACATACACGACCCACATACTTTTATCTTTCTCGCAGGAGGTTTTTAACATGGCTAGAAATAAGTCTCTAATAAAAGCGAAACAGCTACAAAGCAGACTGAGAAATAACTTCTATCTTTTGGTCATAGCCGCGCTTTTATATATCGCGTGTATGCCCTTAGAAGGTAGCTTTGAGTGGATGGGTCTTGGGTTTATTTCTTACTTTATTTTTTCTAATCTAGCGAGGCAGGGTAGAAATAGTGATTTGATTGAGATTTTGGAAGACGCAGAGGAAGAAGAAGAAACCCCCTAAGAGGGGGGGTCTTAGGGGGTTTCTTTGAGTACTCAGAATGGGACTTGAACCCACACTCCCGAAGGAAACGGATTTTGAATCCGCCGCGTCTACCGATTCCGCCATCTGAGCAAACTACCGACAGCGGGACTTGAACCCGCAAGACTTTTGGTCGGGGGATTTTAAGTCCCCTGTGTCTACCTATTCCACCATATCGGCAAGTAATGGGTCGTTGGGGGCTCGAACCCCAGACCAACGGATTAAAAGTCCGCTGCTCTACCTACTGAGCTAACAACCCTTAGTCCTCCCAACGGGATTTGAACCCGTGTACCCGCCTTGAAAGGGCGGTGTCCTAGACCTCTAGACGATGGGAAGGTACTCTCTATATATCAGAGTTATACCCTGTTTTCCAATTTTTTTGTAAGTTCTTTATATGTTTCTTTCCAAGATGAGAAGTTCTAGTTTAGAATGGAGTACTTATGAGAGCTAAAAAAATCGAAACCTCTGTGATTGTCGCATACGCCTCCATTACAGCAATCAAAAGACTGTTCGGCGTTAAGAGAAATAAGACTGAAGTTCAGGGTTTCATCCCCTTCACCCTGACTCTCAGCGCAATTTCTCCCTCGTCAACAGAGGTGAAGGTTGAGGTTCTCGGCAAGACTGACCTTCGCAAAGTACAAGCCCATGTCGAAAGACTTTTAGGCGGGCTTTTAACCCCTCCGATTGACCATGAGATGTTAAGACGTCTGACTAACATCATTGATGTCTATCCTAACAATCGTTTTGTGATTGGAATGATTGCAATCGTTAACGCGGGGAAGCCTCTCCACCCCAATCAGTTAGCTGCGATTGAAAAGATTGAAGCTCAGATTTCTTCTCAGCTACAGGGTGTTATGACTCACAATCCAAGCCTCAGGACTCAGATGGTCACTATGAGTCCTCTAGAGTCTGAAATACAAGAGGCTCTTAAAGTCGCCCCCGGACATCCTTTCTTAGAGAGTCTTGCGAAACAAGTCGCTATGGGCAAGTCTTTGAGTGCAAGACAGCTCGCGGCTCTTCGTAAGTTCACACAGACACCAAGTCCTGATAAAGAACTTGAAGCTCGTGTTCAGGTAGCTCTTGAGAAGTCTAAGACTAGCTTCTTAGAAGGACTCCTCAAGCAGATTCAGTCAGGGAAGGCTCTCTCTCCTAGACAGATGAGTGTTCTTGAAAAGATTGAAAACGAACCTGTTAAAGCACCTAAAGCACTCCCCCCTGTTATTTCTCCAAATAACCAAGTGGGATTCTTAACAAAGGTGCTGAACTTAGGTTATCCTTCAGCACAAGAGAGCTTTATTATTTCACATCTCTTGAAGAAACTTCAATCAGGTATGGAGCTAGACCCTAATGAGTCAAAAACTCTGAGACACGTTTTCTATAAGAGTCATAAGAAGTTCGCTCACAGATTAGGTCTGCCTTTAGACCCGAACGACTACAAAGCCGAAATCAGAGCGTTATTCCCCTAAGTCCTCGCTTGAGTCCCCATCTAAATAATCATAGAAATAATCCTCAATCGCTTTTGCAGTAGAAATAAGAAGCTCAGGGTTGGGTGTCGTGACAGAGAGAGCTTGGAAGTATTGAATTGCAAGGCGAATTGCGCGGTCTTTAATCGGAAATATTTGACCACTTGCCAAGTCATAAGTCTCTTCGATTAAGGGCATATCTGTATCTCTCATATCAACTCCATTATGGAAGGGATATGGGAATATACCGAGATAAGAAATAAGAGCTAGAAATAAGAGATTTTAGAGGGTCTTATTTCTAGCTCTATATCTCTTAAGAGAAGCATTTCTCTCTAGGCGAGAAATCTTGTCTTCTAGAGCTTTTAAGCGACTTTCTGTGGCGAAACGGAAAAAACCAAAAAAACCAGACCTCTCCTCTTTTTGTTTTTCTGCTTTAACGCGCGCCTGAATTTTTGATAGGTGCTCTTGATAGCCTGACTCATTCTCCCAAATGAACTCATTTAGAGTTTGACACATCTTGCGTACTGCTTCAGAGGGAAGGCTTTCAGTTATTGAAAAACTGAATCTACCTTCACTTTGATATTTGTTAAAGCTGTCTCTTAATTCGTATTTCACATGAAATAAATAAGAACCTATATTTTGCTCTATCAAGATGTGAGAAATACAGGTAGCCATATTTAAAGATGTTGATAACCTCAAGTAAGACGAGTCATATTTTGGAGTCCAAGTCAAAACATAACAATTTGGAATAATCAACTTTAGATGTTGTAAGGTCAAATCCTCTAAACGAGTGATACGATGTGGTGGTGTTAGGGCAGCCATTTATGTTCTCCTTCTTTATCCGAGAGAGAGAGAGAACATAAAGAAATAAATGACTAGAGAAATACCCCAAACAGAGTGTGTACACTATATGCTAAAAGCATATAAATAGGTACAAGTACAGAACCATATAGAAATAAACGAGGTGCCTCAAGAACCTCGTCATACTTGACGGCGAGATTAAAACTCTGGAAAATAGCGGCTATAGTAGATAGACATTCCAAAACAAGTAAGAGAATCATTTTAACTCCTTTTTGGAATACCACATATCAGAGTTCGGTATTTTTGAAAAGCTCTCTCTAAATAAAAGTTCGCTCTAACATCTTAACACTTCTTAAGTAGTTGTTAGACGCTACCCTTGAAACATCTGTATGAAATCGGCTCTTACCTTTAAAATAAGAGCCGGTCAGTTTTAAAATAACATGGAGGAAGTGCTGACTTGAGAGAGCCAGAAGGGTGTAGAGGATAGTGGAGACAGGAAGACCACTACCACCTTGAGCGTAGGCTGTATAGATAGCCGAGCCGCCGACTAAAGCTAACACGACTGTCATCAAATTTGTTCCTATGACATTTGCTAGGGCTTCAAAGAGCGAGGATACTTTCTGAAACAAGAACTTTATAATATTACTCTTAGTCTTCCCCATGACTATCGCATAGGTGTCATGGAGTACCATGATTTCCTGATAAAGTTTATAGACTTTCCCAGACCTCTGAGTCATCTGAGTAGGCACTTCAAAAGTGTGGAAATTTGAAAGCGTGATTTCAAGTGGTAGATAAACTCCTTGTTCACGCACTTTTTCAAACAAAGCCTGTGCTTTCTTTTCCAACATTATAATAGTGTTCTGCTTATCGTCTTCCGCAGCTTTGATAAAATTATTACGAACAGAGTTAATCTCTTGTGGGGATAGCTCTGCGGTAGCGCGAGAGACTTTTCTAATAGATTGTGTCAACACAGGAAGAAACAGGGCAGCTTCCTCAGATGACTTAAATGAGAGACCCGCTCTCTTGAAGATTTTAGCTAAGACTATTTCGCTCATAGTACACGACCTTTCTGAAATGACAGAAACGAAAGATACGCTGTCTTGTAGGCTTGGGCTTTATCGGAAGCGAGCTTAAACTTCAGCTTATTGAAAGCACCTTGAGCTTTAGAGGCAAGCCATCTAAGTACATGAGGTCCGAGTATAAATAGAATACTCGCAATTACTCCTGTAGTGATAGCGGAGACATCAGCCGTTGCCCCATAAAAAAATGTATGCAGAGCGGTAGCTATTGTAGCACCCCCTACTAATGCGGGGATTATGTTTACAAGAGGTCTTCTAAAAAAGTTTGCGATGGATTCAAAGATACCCGCAAACTTACCTAATAAAGCATTCTTGAGGGTAGGGTTAAGTTCTCCTGTATACATACTCTTAGCAAAGTTATGAAAACCATGCAGAGCATTTAATTGTTTTCTTAAACGAGGGTTGCGATTTGAGAGTTCTACGAGTTCCTCAAAACTAATAGATTCACCTGAACTCAAGATATAGAACTCAACCTTATTCAAATCAAAGCGACCTGATTCTCTCTTTGAGATATTTGTAATATAACCGAAAGTCTCTAGTTTCTTAGAAATCTCAAAGACCTTCTCCCACACAGACTTATCTGTAGAGTGGCTTTCTTTCTCTATCTTAGCGTCAAGACGGGCAGTTGCTTTAGCTACCTCTTTTGCGTCAGGGGCGGTCTCAAGGACAGCAGTAGAAGCTCTCTTGAGAGTACGACTCGTCATTGAAAGAAAGTGAGAAATATCTTGCACGGAAAAAATACGGAAACCTGCACTCGTTAGAGACTTAGCGCAGAAAAGAGCTGAAGCCTTTCTAGAGCGGGTTGTTTCAAAGCGACTTATCGCGTCTAGCTGTTTCTGACTTAACTTCCTTCCCCTAGCCACCTGTTGTCGAACGGACTCTAAGAAGGGGTTCTCAATACTTGACCTGAGCGTGTCAATACGACCGAGTAGCTCCTCATCAACAACACCCGATGTTTGGGGTTTTTCAAACTTCTCTATCGCATCAAGCTGTTTCTGAGAAAGTCGCCTTCCTCTTAATACCTGATTTCGTAGAGACTCAATAAACTGATTGGGATTATTCTTAAGGATTTCATCCAATCTATTGAGAATAGGATTGGTGATAGAAGTCTGAGAGACAGGGTTAGGAGTTACTACAGAAGCAGGGGACTTCGGAAGTGTGCGGTTCATTACTTCCTCAAGCGAGATAAGAACAAAATCATCGTTTTGTCTTAATGTGCCACTAACAGCTCTCTGAAAAAGCATTTCGGCTACTTCAAGATTCTTTCCTGTCGGGTCTAGACTTGGGTCTCTCTTAAGTTTCCGTATTGCTTTATCAACACGCATTAAAAAGTCAGGGTCTACTTCAGTAGCCAATCTATTTCTCATTTTGTACTCCTTCAGCAAATAACGAGGACTGCGCGTAATAAATAGTTTATGGAGAACTACAAGGAGTAGCTACTTTAGGAGAAGATTATGAAAGATCATGTTGCGTTATTGATGTATAAAGCGGCGACTTCAGAAAGAGACTTTCTGAAGTATGCGGGTGTCCTAACAGAGTTTCTCTCAAATGAAGCTCAAATTGAGGCGATGTCATCTCGACTTCGTATTGCGAGTTCCTCTGAAAGACCTACTTTTTGGAGAGAGGGTTTTAGACTTTGGGTAAAGCTCGCAGACGACTTAAAAGCTGATATTAGGCAGCAAACCAAAGCCATGAGTAAACGGCAAAATAAGCCCCTATCTGGGGGGGCTAAGAAGTTGAATAAAAAGACAGAAGGAAAAGATAAGAAATCTAAAATTCAGCAAATCATCAAAGCATGGAAAAGCGATGAACAACCACAGATGCAAATTAAGAGACTGAAAGGTTTAGTTCCTAAAAGCAAAAAGCCTCAAATCAAGGGTTTAACTATGAAGTGGAGACAAGAAAAGCAACAAGGCAAGTTCAAAAATGAAAGAGGCAGAGAGGTTAAGTTCAATTCTCTCCCTAAAGAGGATAGGAAAGAGTTAACTTTTAAGAACTTCGTTCTTCCTCTAATGGGCTTGGCTAAGAAAGAAGAGAAGGGTAAGAAAAAAGACAAAGAAGAAAAGGATTTAGGCACTAGGCTAAAAGAATTTAAGGGCAAGAAAGAAAACGATGCCGAAAAGCTAAAGAACTTTATGGACAAAGCAAGCCCTGAAGTCAAAGAACGCATGAAAAACATGGACCCCAAAGAACAAAAAGAATTTATGGAGATTATCCTGAATAAAGGAAAAGGTAAAAAAGCACCCGCCCCCGCACCCGCAGCTGAACCTCAAGCCACCTTCGAAGCACTATAAGGAATACTAGAATGAATAGCTTACGCGGAAAACTCATCAGACTCGCCTATACACGTCCTGACTTAAGAGACAAAATCCTCCCTCTCGTGACGAACACACAAATCAAAGTCGCCGCGAAGAAAAGTGTTGTCTTTGCGGAAGCCGTATTAGAGAAACCAGAAATTCTTACTAATTGGCTGTCACAGCAAACAAACGCACCCTCTCTTACAGGATGGGATATTAAAGCTCACCATATGACGATTGAGTTCTTTGGAAATAAAGGAAGTGCTGAGAACCTAAAGCCCTACAAGAATATTATAGGCAAGACTTTCAATGTTAAAATTAAAGGTTATGTCGCAGACGACAAGGCAATCGCAGTCGTCTTAGACCTACCTTCGGGTCTGCCCTCTAAGAACAAGCACCCACACATCACGGTGGCTGTCAATAAAGGCACTTCCCCAGCTTACTCAAACGAGCTTATTGAGAGTTCTAATCTCATACCCGCTCGTGGGAGTTTAGAACTCAAAGTTGGTTATTTCTCTGGTGGGGCTGATATGTTTGAGGTACCTGTAGAGATTAGTGACAAATAATCTCATCAGGCTCTTTTGAAAAACCTTGATAAGAGGGTACGGGAAACCTTAGAACCCCCTCATTTAAAGAGGGGTATCCTTGAAACATATCCCAGCTGTACCCTTCCTCTAAATACGACACTAAATAACCATCTTGTGTAGGTTCTAGAAAAATACCTTGCTGAAACCCCCACTTGTTCGGGGGGCAAACCCCGCCCTCTTTGATACGAACTACTTGCGAGTCCTTATCATAAGGAAGGATAAAACAAGGAGCGTTCTCAAAGTTAGGGTTCTTTGGGTGTATTAAATACAGAATGTTCTTAAGACAAGAGACACCAACTTCTAGAGCTTTTACGATTTCTGAATCCTGAACCATTTGAGAACCTTTTGGGTATTGTAGAGAAGTGACACCCTAATATATCGGAGTTTTGCTTATGTCTGACGAAATGAGATTTGTTTTATCTCGTTTAGAAGAGAGTAGAAGTTTACTCAAATCTCTTCAAAATAGGTACAGCAGAAATAATCAAGACTCTGTTTATGCGGGTTCTCCACTCTCAAGGGAAGTTGAGAGATTGACCAATGAGATGACAAGGCTTTTAGGACTCGCAGAAGATATGGCTCGTAAACAACGCGCTGACGAGTACAAGTCCAAACAAGAAATAAAGGAGAAGAAATAATGCCCACTTATGTTTTCAAGTGTAAGTCTGAGTCCTGTGGACACAAGCAGACGAAAAATCAAAAGTACTCTGACCCACCACCAGCCTGTGAAAAATGTAAGGGGGAAACAGAGCGGGCGATAGCGCAGTCTTCGTTTGTCTTAAAGGGAAGCGGATGGTTTAATACAGGAGGTTACTGAGGGGTATTTATATCGTAGTCGTTCAACTCAGATAAAGCGAAGCCTAACGCACAATCAGGCGAGATGTCTCCTAAAAACACATAAGACAGGTCTTGGAAGTCCTCTCCGCAAGACATACAGAGAGGAGCAGAACCTGTGACCTTCACCAAAATATAGATATTGTTATCTTTGTGAATGCCCCAAAAAACACACCCTAAAGATTTACTAATCAAAGAACAGCGATAGGAGGCATAGTTCGCCCAATCTATGGGAAGTATAAGACCTGCATAAACTTCTCTTATATTAGACGACAACCAATTAGGCTTCTCTAGCAAGATTTGAGGAGACTCAAAACCCAAAGATTCCTCGCTCAATGGAATGATTGTAGAGACATGGTCAGGAAACTCCGAATAATCAAAGAAGTCTAAAGTCTTGATTTTCTGGAAGTGTCCCTTGACCATCATGACGCTACATTGCGCTATAAATACGAGCTTTTCTGCATCTATCACTTCCCCACTCCTAAAAGCGAGGACACCTTATTAAAACCCTCCTGCTTTGTCTCCGCATTAGGCTTAATCACAAGCGCATCATATGTATATAATGACGAGTTCTTCTCCAAAAAGTCTTCAGAAATAAGACCTGAGGTGACTGCTGTATTGAGCTTATTTCTATCCACAGACAAGACCACACTACCGAGTGTATTTGGGTCAAGACCCTGAGCAAGAACAGCGAGCAAGAGCTTATTCTCATCAAAATCTCTACGAGTACGAGAATTCAAAGAAACCTGACCCTCTGGGACAACGAGTTCATCACCGACATCAAGTTGAGCGCGGAGCTGTTTGACCTCGTTCTCAAGCGCCTCTTGGAGAGACTTGATACGGATGATTTGGGTTGCGATATCTGACTTCGTCATGTTTTTTCTCACTTAGTGATGGGCCAAAAGTAATCAAGGTCTGAAGGTGTGCTAGAGAAATAAGTACCATAGTGGTCTAGGTTTTTAGAGAGCAACTTGGAGCGATGACTCTCATGCACTCTCTCGTCACCCCACCATAAAGGGGGTGTCGGTTTGTAATCCCATGAAAAGCCTTCAATGAACCAACTAAGAGTCGTGTCCATACAGCCTCTAGAAATCCACTCAGTACATATCGAAATTGAGTAGAGTCTTAAGAAATCTTCATGCCCCTCCCACATCAAAACTGCGGGGTGATTTTTCCAGCCTATCTTAGCTGACTCAGGGGCGGTCGCTTTCTTCGCTAAAGTCTGTAAGATAATCTTCGATTCTGAGCGTTGTTTCCCAAGTCTCTTCAAATCTAGAACCTCCGCACACTTTTTTATGTCTGCAAAAGGCACAAAAGTTTGCATTTTTATTTCTCGCTCGTTAGAGAGTCTTTGCACAACGAGTGCATATCATAAGAGGCTCTAAAAATGACGACGCTCGCAGTTTTTGTAATGACGCTATCTAGTCTCGCAACATACTGTTTGATACTCACCTGTGCCTACAGACACTACTCTGAATCTGAGAAATAGTGCCTTTATGAGAACTCCTTTAAGAGAAGGAGTCTCTCATGCACAAAACAGCTCTGACAGCTAAACAAATAGTAGAAGGCTTGTCTCCCGACATTTCGGGACAGGTTTCGTCTATTTCTGTTGTAGCAAAAGAGTACTCAAAAGGACTCTTAAAGAAACCCATGACTTTTCAGGTGGGGGAATATCAAGTCATTGTAAAGGCTTCTGGTAAGAAATCTAATCCTGACCTCTTTATTTCTTGTACCTGTAAAGCGTGGATATTTCAAGGACCTGAATATCACGCCTATCAGAATAAATATTTACTCGGTAAACCTAAGGGGTCTATCACCCCTCCAACACAGCGTGACCCTAATGGACAAAATAGAGTCTGTAAGCACTCGTATGCTGTGTTAAAACAATTTTTCGGAGCCTGAAATATGCCTACATATGACTATGCTTGTTCTTCCTGTGAAAATCGCTACACCAAAATCCTCAAAATGTCTGAAAGAGACACACCTGTCCCCTGCCCTGAGTGTGGCGAGGTTGGACAAAGAGTACCTTCACTCCCACAATTTATTTTAGTTGGTGATGGTTGGGCGGGAAAGAACTTAAGAGTTAAACAGCAAATGGCTGAAAAAAATAAACGCCTCGATGCTAAACAAAACGAGCAAATGAGAGACACAAAAATCGGCGGAAGACTCGTACCTAATGTAGATGGTGAGAAAGTGGACTCTTGGGGAGAAGCCCAAAAGCTCGCAAAGTCTAAAGGCAAGAGTGGAGAGTCTTATAACGCCCTAGTTGAGAAAGAAACCCTCTCGAAAGGTAAATAATCATGATGCGTGGAAGACTGATACCTAGCCTCAACTATAGAAATAAGGGAGTACTTGATTTTAGTGTCCCCAACCTTTCTCAGAGAAATCTTATTTCTCTTCAAGTCTATGGTGCTTCAAATGTAGATGCGGCTTTCACAAACCCTCGTTTGATGTTCACCGCAAGAGCAGGTAAAGCCTTCATGTCCCCCTCTCTGATTGCTTCTAAATATAAAGCACAAGAGGACACAAAAAGAGATAGCACTAGAATATTCATAAACCTAGATGACTATGCCACAGTTCCCGCTTTAGGTGAAACTAAAATACCTAACGATGGCGAGATTATATATCTCAGACTCAGAGGTGTCCTTCAAGGGGGTGACCTCACAGACTTCGGTCCAATCACAGCAATCCCACCATATGACTTTCTCTCTGTCACAATCCCTGTTTTCACTTGTATCGCTACTGCCCCCAATCTCAATACGGCGGGCGTAATCCCCGATACCCTCGATCAAGGCAGTCTAAACCTTAGCCTGCTCAACTTCAGCCAAACTCTTAACTTAAAGAACCTTGAAGCAGACGGAGGGTCTTCTCTCTATTACTCATTCTCTCCGGGTATGAACCCTTCGATTCTTAGACCGGGCGAAGAGATTGGGCTCACAGGTGTGACAGCACCTGACCTTTATGTGGGTGGCGACACAGATGAGGTTTTATTTACACTTCGTTGTGGAATCGTAAATAAAGGTTAATCGGTTTTATTTCTTTTATCAGTCGCTCTCTTAGATAGAGACACTCTTAAAGGAGAACCGCAATGACACAGGTGTATTTAGTTGCAAAGTCGGCTAATGTCCAAAATGGTACTGTACAAGTTACAGACCTATTCCCTAGCGAAAGCCAGCGTAACGGCTCAATTGAACCCGCAGGTGCTGGTCCAATATATGTTCGTCAGATTGAGTTAGGTGTCATCGGACCCTTCCGCGCTGTCGTATCAGGCGGGTCTTTTACTCGCGCGGCTAAAGGTCTAGTCCCCTATCTTCTTAAGAATATCCAAGTTGGCGCTGCCGGACCTGCCTTCACAGTCGCAGAAGCTACGACAGCCGCTAATGCTCTCGTTACTCGTGTTCGTGCTGGGGGTGCTTTAACACTCGCAAACATCAACACAGACCTCGCATCTGGTGCTGCGGGCGCAACCCTTACAGCTAATACCTCTACAGGAAGTATTTCTGACCTCCTTCGTGTCCTTGCAGGCGAGACTTATCTCGTACCCGCAGGCACTCAGATTGAGGATGCAGGCGCGTTTGTCCCTGACCTCAATGCAGACAGCTGTTTCCAATCTGATGTGAGACACCCTGTGGATGGCGATTCCTCTTGGGTTATCTCTTTTGAGGAAGGTTCAATTGGCGGATTAGTCTCTCGTCAGATTATTTCCGTCTATATCGCCACCACCGGCGCTCTCTACGCCTAAGAAATAGGAGACTAACTATGCCCTTCGTCTGTACACCTCGAATCGTGAATGGGTCTTCCTCAGGTTCTCCTCAGGGAGTGTCTCTTCAGATTACTGACTTATTTCCCCATAAGACTCAGTCCAACGCTGTCTTAACTCCTCGCTTTCAAGGACCCACTTACATCTACGCTCACAGCAGAGCGATTACAGCGACACCTGTATTGGATGCAAATTTTGATGTTGATGGTGATGTGAGCGGTCTTGCCGCTTATATTCTCGCCACCATCGAAAACTCCGCTGATGTTAATAACATCGCCCTCACCGCAGCTCAAGCAGTTAATATTGCTAATGACTTAATCGCTATCATGGAGGCAGGCGAGCCTCTTACTGAGGAAGTCATTAATGCTGAGATTGCTAATCGTACCGGTGGTGAGAATGGTATCGGTATCGGTAACTCAACAGCGACTGTGTTGCAGATACTTCAGATTATTTCTGGCTATAAGGTATTCACCCTTCCTGATGGAACTTCAATAGCTGACGAAACCGCAGATGATGCTTTCGAGGCTCCCGCTGTTGATGGGTTCTTTACAGACCCTGCGGATGTGGCGAGCCTTTGGTCAAACTTCACAGGGACCTTCTATATTTCTGCGAAGAGCGGTCAGCTCAAGAAGGCTCAGACTCGCAGAGACGCGAATGGAAATAAGGCACCCTATGTTGTCTGTTATGCAGACGACGGCACCCTCATTCAGTAAGGAAATAAGAAATGAGCAACCCTGTAATCTGTATTCGTGATGCGAGTGTCGCTAATAGCGTCTTCCAAATCACAGACTTTTGGCCATCTCGTTCACAGGCAAACCCTGTGGTTGACCCTGCCCCTCAGGGACCTAGATACCTTCGTCAGCCTGAGAATACCCTTCCTGTGGTAACTGCTTTAGCTGTGGCTAGAGAAGTAAGTGGTCTTGCCGCTTATCTCTTAGTCACCGTTGACGCAGACGGAGCCAACTTCACAGGTGCTCAAGCCAAAGAAGCGGCTGACGCAATCATCACCGCCATGAGAGCGGGAGATGCACTTGCGGAAGCAGACCTCAACGACATCCTTGATGGTGTTGTTCCGGGAGCAGGCATTGTCGGGACAGGAAACTCCACCGCCACAGTAGGGAACATTCTCGCTATCCTCGGTGGTGCGAAGTTCGTAGTACCTGTAGGGACTGATGTAGATGATGCTTATCTGACTGAGGCACAGCAAGAGGCTTTGTTTGATTCTGATGTTTATTCCCCTATAAACGATCAGGACTCTAGCTTTTGGTTGTCTCTGGCTAGAGGTCAGCTACGGAAGGCGATCTCTAGTCGAGTCTCTCGTACAGGTGCTGTATTAGACCCTCTCGTGGTAGTATATCTCGCAGATGGTACGATAGCGGAGTAATTGATTGAAAGTTGCCCTTCAAGATAAAAAAGCGATTTCTGCTCTCAAAGAGAGAAAACCATATGAGGGCAGAGTCTTAATCTCAACAGGAGATATTTTAAGGGCAACTTGGGGAGACAAGCCAATCATTGCTTATTGGGAGGGGGGTCTTTTAAAAAAGACTGAGAGCAATGACAAAGGTGTACGAAAAGTCCAAGAGACATTCTTCTCAGAAATATGAAGACATTTAAGACAACGGATTTATATCTAGCCGCTTATTTCAAAGTTGCAGATGTTCCGTTTTTAGGGGCTGAAATAGCAGAAAATGAGCATCGTTCTAGCGTGTTCTTTGTGTTCAGCTATACCCTAGACATTGGAAACCTAAAGAAAGAGTACTTTAAGGGAGAGTCTAAGGTTGTCGCGCTAGAGTTTACAAATGCCGTTAAAGAACTAAAAGGTTTGATTATCAATTTAAGAGCCAAATAAATGTTTTATAAGCGCGCAGATAAACAAGGAGCGTGCTATGGCGGCGATGACAGACGAAGAAAAAAAAGAAGTATATAAGAAGTGGCATGACCTCATTAATATGAGTCAAACATCTTTAGACAATTGGGCTAAAGATGATGATAGATTATTAGCTTCTTTAAACAGAGAAGAAGCTAAGGATAGTGGGAAGATTCAATCTGGCTATGATTCTTTTCATAGAATAAAGCGGAGAAAAGAAAAGGCTTTTAAGGATTGGTCTGCGGATGACTTCACCAACGCCAAGCAGGAAATTGGTTTCAACTCAAGAATGCTGGGAGGGAAACCCGGCGACCCTGTAGGAGATAGTAAGATGTCAAAGTGGGAGATTAGCCTAAAAAATTGGGGTCACGACCCCTCACTCAAGTCTAGCCCACAACATAAGAAGTGGCAGTCTTGGAATAAGAAACACTTTAGCAAAAGTGCAAGTGACCTAACTGAGACTTATCTCTTAAACAAGAAGCTAAAGAGAGCAATCCTCGCTTTTGAGCAGTTTCCTGAGTACCAAGAACATATGAGAGTATATGGAAATCTCTTAAGGTCTGAGGGTCGTATTGCATCAAACCAGCTCAGGGACTTTACAAGACATTTCGCAAACGAGTCTTCCCCTGAAATGGGTGAACTAAATAAAGAGTTGGGCGGACTCTATTTCACTCAGTACATAAAGGATATGGTTTCAAATATTTCTAGTGCTTCGTCTAAGGCGCTCTCTGAAATCAGAGTGATACTTAAAGAGCGTGGTTTATTAGGTCAAGTCGGAGAACTGATTGGGTCTAACCCTAAAACTCTATTTGAGCAGGCATTGCAAAAGTCCTTTAATGCAATCAAAGGACATTCTAGCATTCTGAACAGGATAAGCGCACTACTTAATGCGAGTACCCCACAAGAGTTAGCGAATGTATCAGGAATTTCAATTGGTGTTCTAGCTAAATCTTTCGGCTATGAAGGCGATGAAAGAGGGTTCTTATTTTCCAAATGGGAGGGGTTAAATCAAAAAGTAGTAAATCTCCCAGATTGGAAGTTCCTGATTGTAAAAGTCGGTTTAACTATTTTAAAAGTATCTATACTAGCGATATTAATGAAAACTGCGCCTGCTATTGTGGGTGCGGGTATTTTAAAGACCATCGGAATATTAGCAACAGTTTGTTTGATTTTAGGCATTTCTTCCACAACATATATTATGAAGAAGCTGATGCTTTTTCTGCCTGTGTTCGGTGCGGGTGTTATTGAAGACATCGCAAAAGCACTCGGCTTCGCAAAAATGAAAGCTCAACAGCTTGTAGAGAGTGCGAAAGAGTTCAGTTCTGAACTTGCGAATAGTGTGCGAACAGTATTCAAGAAGAAAGCCTCTCTTGAGATAGACTTCATCTTGAGGACTCAACCACAAATAAGCAGGGTCTATTATGCACAATAAAAAAGGCTGTGTTATCGCTTTTGGAGACTTAGGCGGTAAAAAGTACTTATTTAAGAATAGGGATAGGAACTATATCCCTGAACTTAAAGTGTATCACACCAAAAGAAATGGTGTGGAGATGGTCTATTTCAAAGACGAAAACACCGGTTGGGTAGAGGGTATTAATCAGTATGGGATAGCGGTTGCGAACTCAGCCCTCTTAGTTCTATGGGATGAGAAAGAAGGGTCTAAGTCAGCAGATGCCGCTACATTAGGGAGAGTCGGTTCTAAAGACGCAGAGAGAGTCTTAAAAGCTCTTGAAAGCAAAGACCTAGAGACAGCCTTAGAAAATATCGTGTATTACCTCGGAGGTATCAGAGGACACACCATCGTGTCAGATGGAAAAGCAGGTCATGTAGTAGAACATACCGCTAAACATAAAGCTCATGTCACCCCTCTAGATATGAAGAACGCGACTGTTCGCTCTAACCACGGAGTAAAATACCCTAGCGCGGGATATACCTCAGGTGAAAATCTAGAATCCTCAAAGGCTAGAATGAGTAAAGTAGAAAAAGCCTTCAGTAAAGCAAAATCTCCTGATGAACTTATTGAGGAGCTATACTCAGCGCGCGGGAAAAATATTGAGGACCCCTTAAATGTTGTGCGAAGAACAGACAATATGTTCACAAGTTCTCAACTCGTCTATGACTTTGAGGCTAAGAAAATCACACTTTATTTAGTCCCCGAAGATTGCGACTTCTTAGGCTCAGAGAAAACCTTTGAAGGAAAAGGTGTATGTTCTTTTGAAGTCAAACAACTAGGGTTCTTTGAAGAAGATGGTTCTTTTGAGGTCACTAATATACGCACCGCATCTAGCCACGCACAAAGAGTAGCCTCTCGATACCTCAAACTCTTAGCTCACAAGAAGCGCATCTAAAGATTTAATATGTTTCACATGAAACATTATCAAAGCACTGAGTCTCAGATAAATATGTTATCGGTTGGCGGTAGAGACATCTTGTTCTGAAAGGAGTGCGATATGTCAGTCGTCTTTAAACGCTCTCAAGTCTTAGGTAGAGGAGACTTGGATATATTTCTTACAAACTCTAGTGGAAATATAGCGAACGCAGCCGAAATAACATATGCGCTTTACTATGTAGACCCCGCCCCACCAGAGACAGAAGTACTAATCGGAGACCCTGCCCGTATCCCCGAAAATCCATCTATAGGGGAGTATTATGCAAGCGTCAGAATCCCCTCTACTGCTTCATATGGATCTTATCGTATAAGATGGTCTTTAAGAGAACTCGTCAATAGTCCGATTCAAACGGTGGTCCAAGAGTTCGCCATCGTATCAGGTGATGTGAGTCTGAGCGTATCTCTGAGTGCAGCAGAAAAACAGATGGTAGATAAACTCAGATTACTTTTAAGAGACCAAAACCCTGACCGCTATTATCACTTCCGTCCGCCTGAGCATGAGGCGAATATTAATAACTATAATCGAGTTTTTGGTCAAGTTTGGGAAGACGCAGAGTTCTTAGAGTATATTGAGCGCGCACTCGATTGGTGGAATATGCAACCACCAGAGACTGAAAATCTAGGCACTTTGGAAAATCTAGTCACGAAGAAGCCCGCTTGGAGAACAGCAGTCCTTCAAGGAGCTATTCAGTTTGCAGCGATGGCACTTCAAGCAAATTGGATTGTAGATGAGTTTGACTACTCTATCGGAGGCATATCTCTTAGTCTTGACAAGTCCTCTAAGTACGAAGGACTCAAGTCCACCGCTGAGTCAATGTGGCAGTCTAGCGTAGAAGCTAAAGCTCGTACTACGAAGTTCGTCTTAGGGCTATCCCAACCGAAGTATGGTATTGGTATTCGTTCTGCCTTCGGTCCCCATGTGGGTCGTGGTGTACTTAGCCCTCGAAACTTTATTTAGTCTTAGTTTTAGTCTTCTTTTTTGTTTCGCCCGACTCCCAATGAACTCCCCCGCCCAAAGAACCCTTCAGAAATAAAGTTATCTTTATCATCTTTCCTGTACACTCTACTAAATCCATGACAATCTCTTCTTTGTCAGTCAGTTCAAAAGACACCTCGGCTTTATGTTCTTTTTTCGAGGTGCTAAACTTCAATTCATAGACTCCCTTTTGAGTTGTACGAACACAATCTCCTTTACCCTTTGGGGTAGATAGACAAAGACACCGATAAAGAAGACCCTCAGAAATAAAAGCAGGTTGTAAATACTGCCTTATTTCAGTCTGCTCTCTATCATGACTAATCTTAATCATTGTTTGAGGGTTCTTCAATGCGTTTTGAGAAATAAGGAATCAACGCAGGCGTATCTAACGAGTCTCCTCTCAAAATATGGCGTTCAATCTTTTTAGCAACCTTTAAAACCTCTTCTATGGTAATCGGTGGATTTTGATTTTCTTGAAGTACTCTATAAGAGAACTCTAAAACTCTCATCTTTGCTTCAAAACTCATATCAACACCTCCTAATATCTTGTCTATACCAAGACCTGTTTATTGAAATAAAATAACAAAATAAAGAGTGCTACCATGAGAAGATTAGCAGCTGCCCGTAATCTCAAGTCTTTTAGAGCACCTGTCTTAGTCATCCCATCTAATCGGGGAGCGGAACTGATTGTCATGCAGTCCGAAACTCAAAACATTATTTATCTTCTCACAAACGCAGGTTTCAAAGCAAGCCTACAATCTGGAAGTTTAGGTCTTTCTGAAAACCCTTTACGCTCAATCAAAGTGAACAGCTATGATTTAGCTTTAATTGCAAACGCTCTTGCCCCTGTATACACTCTTATTGAGTACCAATAAGTACTATCTCACTTCATATTTCTATAGAACTTGAACCAATTTATTCCTTCAAGGGTTAACATCAGACAGAGCGCGCACCCCAACAGCTTAAGAGCTGTGTCCATATCGAAGTAAGTAGAGACAACCGCCACAAGGCTGGCTCCAAAAATATGCCCCGCGCTTGACCTAACCCCCTCCCAATAACGAAAGTCTTCAAACACTTCTACCCCATATTTCTTAATCACATACACCTCCCATGCGATATTCAGTAGGGGGTATGTGATAGAGAAGCTGACACTTATAAGAGCCTCCGCAAGAATAAAAACTTGTAGGTCTATGAAGTAGAGAAATAGGCTTAACACATACACTAGGGAGACCCCTATATAAATAAGCATTAGGTGGGGCAGAGATATTCCCTTGAGCAAAGGAACCACCAAACCTGCGCTATTATTCACTATGTGCGCGATAGAAATGTAGGCGGTTGTCCAATACAAACCTTGTAGCTTGTGGATAACAGGAATCGTCAGCGCCCAAGATACAGAACACACGAAGCCTATGACGAGTTGCCACTTCAGAAATGAGTCAAAGCTATCTAGTGACCTCAAAAACTTTTTAAGCATGGGGGGAGTCCTTTGAGCCACTCAGCAAGTCTGAGCTGGTCTTTACTTATATCGAAGCTCTTTCTACCGACACTCAGAGCTAAAGCAATCTCAGTATTCTCCCCTCTATACACAACCACATCTGCGCGCTCTCCTAGCAAGTAAGCACGCACCCTGTCTGAGATGTCTATCCCTTTCATTTCGTTGACCTGAGGATACGCTCTTTCTAGAGCTAAGATAGCTCCCTCAGAAATGGGAAAATAATTAGTCTTTCGAGGCAAGAGAGTGACAAGACTTGTGGGCGAACTTTCTACAAAAGCGCGTTCCTGCTCGGTGTCCCCTCGTGTGATAAGGGAGTGTCCTTTACTCGTAAGAAACACTCCTAACTTTGAGGCTCGCGCTAGGTCTTTATCTAGGGCTGTGACCTCTTCAGAAATAAACGCAACTAGCAAGGTAAACTCCTCTCTTATGTGAGTTCTTACTGAGACATATATGAGAGAAGGATAATATGACCTATCGTGTAGTAGATTTGTTCTGTGGTGTTGGTGGACTAAGCTATGGCTTCGCTCACGATGATGATTTTGTTATTCTCGCGGCTAACGAGATACTGCCAAATATGGCGAAGGCTTATTCTCTTAATCACCCACACACTAAAGTCTATGTGAAAGATATAAAACACTTCGGTGTAGATGACCTCATAAAAGATTTCCAAGTCAGCCAAGTTGATGTCCTCATCGGCGGACCTCCTTGTCAAGCCTACTCAACTTCAGGTAAAAGAGCCGAAAATGACCCCAGAGCAGTTCTTTTCCATGAATACTTCAGACTCGTAAAAGAACTTAATCCAAAATTATTTCTGTTTGAAAATGTAAAGGGACTTATTTCTATACAAGGCGGGGAACTCTTAGCGGAGATTATTTCTAAGGCAGAGGAGCTTGGTTATATAACAAGTTATCAGTTGTTAAAAGCGACTGATTTCGGAAGTCCTCAGATAAGAGAACGCATATTTCTAGTGGGTTCAAAAAAACCTTTCTTATTTCCTTCGCCTACACACACGAAAGCCATCACTCTGTCTGAGGCACTAAGTGACCTACCTCTAGTCAAGTCAGGCGAAGTCGCCTATCAGTATGCGACACCACCCCAAAATGAATATCAAAAAGTAATGCGTAAAAACGCTCCTTCTCTCTTACTAGACCAAGAAGCACCTCGACATAACAGCAATTTTATTTCTTACATGAAAGCTCTACCGATTGGGGGTTCTCGTAAAGATGTACCCTCGGCAGATGACCTAATCGGGAAGTCTTTTCCTAATGGATATGCCCGACTTTGGTGGGATAGACCTTGTTCGACAATCACACGCAACTTCGGCACACCTTCATCAGCAAGGTGTATCCACCCCCTTGTAGAGAGGGCACTCACTACAAGAGAGGGCGCGCGCATACAAGGTTTCCCAGATGATTATGTCTTCTGTGGTAGTCGAAGTGAGAAGAACCTCCAAATAGGTAACGCAGTTCCCACTCAAATCTCAATCGCATTTACAGACGCTATTAAAAGACACCTACAAAATATTTCTTGACCGATTCGTGAATATCTGTTAAACCTACCTCTAGAAGCCCCCTTAGCTCAGTTGGTAGAGCACCTGTCTTGTAAACAGGAGGTCACAGGTTCAAGTCCTGTAGGCGGCAATCTGAACCTACATGGTGTAGGTGCAGAGCCTCCCTTAAGGGCGGTCGTGGCTAAAGGCAAAGGGGGGAGAGATGGCAATCTTTGAGAGCCATCTCTCCCCCCTTTGTCTTTAAATCACTTAGTGTACCAAACACCTTCCTCGCCAGCGATTTCGCCTCCGGTATGGAAAGCCCACTCTCGCAGACAAAGATCAAAGTCTTCCTGAAAATCCCTCAAACTCTTTGTGTCACGACCAAAAAGTTGACGAGCCCCAACAATCTTAAAATGACCTTCATCAGTTGTTATGACCCTCTCTATATTATAGAGATTTGTGTAATGTTCGGCTCGGAATTCAGGGCTAATATTTCTTAATTGGTGAGAAACAAAAGTGAAGAGTTCGGATTTGAGTTCGTCAGCATAAGGAGTCTTAATGATTAACAAATCAGTTTTGTTGGAAAGGATGTTGAACGCGACAGGGTAAGGTGACTCTAACCTTGCTACTCTTCTTTCTAAGTTTCTTAACAAATCCATTGCCGTTCTTTCCATTCTTATTTCTCCTGTTAATAGTTTGTAGATAGACACCTAAGAATGGTTGTATATAAATTAACTACCACAGAGGGAGTCTCTCATGAATAATCAAGTTCGTATAGCTAAAATTACAGCTAAATATCTCACCCGTCATGGAATTCGCTTTGCGAACGCCGAAGACGTCGAACGCTTCTTTGTTAAGTCCACCCAGATTTTAAAGAAGCAGGCGGGATTATTTGACTTTTGGAAGAAGAATAGCGATCCTGCCGACGCAACAGGACCAGATGCCCGCGAGGTAGCGGAGGCTGAGAAGAAACTCAAGCAGTCGGCATTAGAAAAGTATAAAGAGTCTGTGGAACTAATTGATTATAAGTATGTGGATGTTCTTAAAAATCTTGAATCATATGGGATAATCGCAAGAGGTTCTCATGTAAAAGACCTTAATAAAACAATGTTCACTTATGCGGGCGGTCAGTACTCATTTAAAGACCTGAGAAATAGGTTATCCTCAGAGATAAAAGCTAATCCAAAAGCTAAGGAGACCTTAGCTAATTTTGAGAGTCTCTATTTGTTATACGAAGCTCGCGTACTCTTAGATACAAACAAAGCACCTCGCGGGATATTTTCCAAGTTATTTGGTAAGATTGGGTCGTTCTTTGAGAGTTTGGCTGATTTCTTTAACCTAAGTCCTTTGCAAATAGTATTAGGTCTAGTTAAGGCTACTGTCGTGGTGTCTATTGTGCTTGGTATCATGTCCGCAATTGGCGGATTCGCGGGAGCAACGGGAGTTACCGCAGCAATTCTAGGTTTTGGGTCTAGTTTTACGCTATTTGCACTTAGTGCGATGAACCCTGCGGTTCTTCTTGGAGTGCTGGCTGTTATTTTAGGTAAGAGCATCTTAGTTTGGTTAGCCCGTAAAACAGGAAATCTCTTCTCCTCTATGGGTTTCAAGTTCGCAGGTCAGAGGTCTGCGATGTATCGGCAGACTGCGCGCGCTCTATATTACGCTAGATAATCTTACAAGAAATAACGCCTTAATAGAGAATCTCCGCCAGCTTTCCACACTTCATTAGGGTCTTTTCCTCTATATTTGGGCAAGGTCACTCTCAGCCCTTGTTTCTTAAGAGTGTGGTATAGAGATGTGGCTTTATTTCTGCCTGTCTCATCATTATCATAACAGATATGAATGGTTGAGTGAGCGGTATAGAAACGAGAAATCATCTCTATACTCAACACATCCATGCCCGCACGAAGGGTAGAAATAACGGCATCACAAGAGGGCACTACTCTTTCAAGAGCTACCATATCAAAAGCACCCTCAACAATCCAAATATCTGCCCCTTGCCATAAGGCTTCAAACGCCTTCTCCGCACCTAAGAAATAAGGGTTCCACTCCGCTTGTGCTGTGCGATATTGATTGACCTTCTTAGAGCCATCCGCCTCTATCAATCTGGCTTCAAAACCTAGTATGTTCCCACGAGGGCTTCGCACAGGTATAATCAAGTGTTCTTTTAGTCGAAGCCCTAAAGCCCCAAAGTGACTCGCAAACTTAGGGCAAGGGCTTCCCGAATCGGGGGGTGTCCAAGAGAAGAACTCAAGAGATGTTTTCTCATAGACTCCACGAGAACGGAGATAAGATTGATGTTGAGAAGGAGGTGAAAACCCCTTACTCAACCAATCATTTACATTGCCCATACAGGTGCGGTCTCTTCGCCCTTCTTGACTCGTTGGGCGAGATGATAACCCGACATATAAACAGGGTCATTTTGGTTCGCAGCAGGCTTGTCTGCCATAGCGTCTAAATAACCCTGAACCTTCTCGGTCGGTGCTGTCGGTATCGGATTCCCTGTCTTCATCATAGCCATCTTATTTCTCCTTGTGTCTTAGTGTATCTCATCTATAAGGTATCCAAACAAAGTTGCAAGCACTAGATAAGAGAAACCACAGAAAGTTGAGTTCAACTTATGAGGCTCAGAAATAACCCCTTGCGTAAAAGTCATACTCCCATGAGCCTCTTTTAACAGGGTCTCCAGCTTCGCGTATTTCTCTTCTGTCCTCAAAGGCGCGCGGTCACGAACAAAAGACTTCAGAGAAACAGGGGGGAAAGTGGCTTTAAATGCTAGGTCTAAAAGATACTTGTTAAAGGGGGTATTGGGAATTAAATCCCCAAAGAGCGGAGTCCCATACGCAAGCTGAAAACACTCACTCAGCTTTTCTTTAAAGAAGTATAACTCCTTGTGGTCAATCTGAATATAAAATTCTTCCCCATTCTTGAACCAACGAAAGCCATCTTCCGTACCATCAAGGTAGTCAAAAATTAAGATAGGTAAACCTTGTGGAGACTGAGGAAGTCCCGACAAGTTAGACCAAAGCTCTCTCATATCCTGCTTGAATGATACAAGATACTCACGAGTACGAGTTTTTGCAGGACGAGTATAATCCACAACCAAAGAACCCATGATATTATGGGTATCTCTGAAGTAGGCTGTAATCCCTGCCGATAGCTCTCTAGTGAGTTCTATGTTCGCGAGGCGGGAGATGTCTTTAGGAGTCAATAAGAAAGGCTTACTCTGCCAAAGAGCTTTGAGATTCTTAGTGATGACCTGATTAAGAATGGGGTACTCATCAGCAAGGGGATTAGAAACATCCTCAGGCTTAGAAACATCCTCAGGCTTAGAAACATCCTCAGGATTAGAAATAATCTCAGGCTTAGAAATAATCTCTAGGGAAGAGAGAATCTCTTGGGCTTGGCTTGAGGGGACTCCATAACGGAGAGCAGTCTCATAACAGACCAAGACGGATTCAACATGAGAGAAGGAGTGACGCTTGAAAATATCTGAGGGGTTTAATATCCCTTCAGACTCCAAGATAGAGAGCTTGTTAATTATATTAAAGAGTTCCACTTGACAGCTTTCCTAAGAGAGGGTTAAAGAAATACACCGAAGCGACAAACACCTATAGAGGAGATGTCCATGCAGACATATCAGAAATCTGACAGGAAAATTTGGCAGCTTGGAGTTATCGCCCTTTCAGAGTTCAGTTTCAAGAAGCCACAGGCTGTGAAAAAGCCTAAACTTGGTGTAGACTTAAACAAGAGGTTCCATGAGGTCAAAAAGTTATTTATGGCGCAATGTGCAAAGATGTGCATTGAAAATAAGTGTGACCCTGAAGAGGTCTTACAAGAAGTTTACAAAGGGATACTGATTAGAAATAATGGGGAGTGTCCTTACGACCCTAGTAAGTCTGCTTTCTCAACATATGTAGTGATGGTTGCAAAGTGTGTAACCATCAACTATGTTAATAAGTATGGCGCTAGAAATGTAGTAGAGAAGCATGGTCAAGAGGACTCGATAGAAAACGAGCCTTATCTCTTAGGATTGCCCTCTAATCTGGATACAACCGCCGACCTCAATATTGAGGAGATATACCAAAAGCTAAAAGGAGATGCAAAGATTGTATTTAAAGACCTTTTAGACGGAGTAAAGGTGAGTCAGATTTCAAAAATCAGAAGTCTAGATGCTCGTCGTGTCTCACGACACATTGAAGAAATCAAGAGAATCGCATTAGGTGGGATTTAATGTTAAAGTTTATTTACTCTACAGTTAATTCGGGGAAAAGCGCAAATCTGATCATGAGGGCGCACTCTTGTTTTGAGAGGAACATAGAGTATCGAGTGATAGTGCCTTATATAGCCTCTGCAAGAGATTCTATCTCAAAGGTAGCCTCTAGAGTGGGGTTTACACAAGAGGCGTACTCTTTAAGAGAAGATGAGTGTCCTTTTACTTGGATAGAGAATCAAAGCGCAGTTAAAGTTGTGTTTGTAGATGAATCTCAATTCTTAAGTCGGTCTCAAGTCTTGGGCTTAACAAAAATCGTGGATCGTCTTCAGATTCCCGTATTTGCATATGGCTTAAGGACTGACTTTAAAGGAGAACCTTTTGAGGGTAGCACCTATTTGATGGCATGGTCTGATGAGATTGAGACAATAGGTACTTTCTGTGTAGAGAGTGAGGTTGCAGTTAGGGCGACTTTTAATATGAAGATTGATGAGTTTGGAAAACAGATAACGGAGGGTAACTCTATTGATCCGGGTTTTGGATACGCGCCTATTTCTAGAAAGAGATTTCTTCTGAAATAGAGTTTTTATTGATGTGTCCCCTTTGATAACACTCAAAGGGGATACTATGCAGCCACACGCTTCCGTTCTATTTATTATAGTTGACCAAATTAATCGCTTAGGATTATCTAAGACTTCTGTCAAAAGTCTAGTCTCAAAAGCGAGAAAAGCAGACACACCTGAGAAAAAAGAAGCAGTTATCTTAAAGCTAAATGCTTTAGCAGACAGCGTTTGGAAGAGATTTCTAACGCTTGATGTTAAGGCGATGACTAAGTTGAGCGCAGAGGACAACACAACATACACTATGTTGTCCCCTAAGCTATTCGCACTTTACTTCTTCCAAGTCCATACACATGGATTTAGTAACAGCTCCCTAGCTGAGTATATTTCTTTAGGGAGAAGGGGCAAGACTGAAGAGGCTCAGAGAAAACTTACCGAGAAAGCCAATGAGATAGCTCGCGAAGTCTATACCCGCTACATTCGTAAGTTCCCTCTATCGCTGAAAGAACACACATCTGAGAAAGCAAATGTACAGAAGAACCCCACTAAGAAAAGGGTGGTTCAGGTTGTTGAGAAGATAGACGAGTTGAAGGAGTCTAAAAAGGAAGATTTAGAGAGTGTGAAGACTACAATTAGAGAAACAGAGGAGACTCCTGAAAATGTAGTCACTCTTGCTATGCTCCGCGAGAGAGCGAAAACTCTAAAGGTTGATATTTCTGACCTCGGTCGAAAAAAGAAAGAAATAATTATTAGGCTTAGGGAGGCAGAGCAGGCGGCGGGTCTTCAAAAAGCCAAGAAGCAAGTTATTCCGAAAGCTGTTGAAGAAGATGCGGCACTCGCCCCTGAACCTATCTCGACCAAACCTTCGGAAGAATTCTTTTCGTTTTCTCAGAAATCTTTTAACACCCTCAAAGAAAAACTATCCTTCATAGAGGAAGAAAACTTCAAGTCTGATGTCATTCAAATCATAAAACAAAGAGTCCCCAGAAGAGTATCTATCAAGCTAGACTTTGAGTTTGGCAATCAACAGGTAAATGTCATTTACCCACAAGGAACAGACAGCGCCACTCAGAAACTTATTAGGGATTCATTAGAGTCTCTCGCAGGAAATGTCTCTTCGGGATATGACGGGAGTATTCCTTTCTTTGGGGTGAGTTATAATAAGATTTATCATCAGTACGGGAAAGAACTAGACATCAAGCAGACTCTAGATAAGCTCCCATCACCTAACTCGGTATCCGATGTGTTAGTCGGTTGGGAAAACTTATCTAAGACAATAGGACGCTTGCGTAACTACCTAGAGGTAAAAACCTCTGCCATAGGAAATGATACAGCGGACACAAATGACTTAAAGTTGGTTGACGAGTGGCTAGAAAATGCCACAAAAGCAGTCTTTGGAACTACAGCAGACCAGATTGGTCAGAAGCTGAAGGAGATGTTTGAGGAGATTGACGCAAGTTATGAAATATCTGCTCAGATAGAAATGAATACGGGTCTTCCTATTTATCGAGTGCTTTCAAACACGATAGTTCTAAATAAAGACGCGCTCGCAATCATGGCGGCGGTGCTAAATACAGACACAAAGAAAGCACCTAATCTAGCAGCTGCTTTGATTGCGAAGCACACAAACAAGAAAGTTCAAGTGGATGCTTCGCCTGAGAAGTTTAAGCTCGCAAAGAAAGTCGAAAGCCTCGTAGAAAATATTAAGATTGCTATAAAAAACAGCATAGGAGAACCCGCAAGTCTTTTGAAGCTCTCTACAAGAGATGACGAATATATTAATATAAATATATCTCGCTTTGGACATCAGCTAGATGAGGACACTTACATTTACCCTCACGCGGAAGAAATAAATGCAGTAATCCGTAAAACCTGCACAACACAAGGTTTTAAGATTATTGAAGAAGGTCTAGTCCGCAAGAAAGAAAGCAAAGCTCTCAGCAGAGAGCATTTGAAAACTCTTGACCGACTAAACCAAACAAGAGATGTGAAATTTACCGAGGCTGATATTTACCAGCCCCGTAAAGAATATCTTACAATCGTACAGGCTTAATGCCCTTAAATTTAAGCGGTGGCTATCGCGCTCGTGATATTAAAAGTGAACTGAATATAGAGTAGAGGGAAGACGGGCTTATAGAAGACATTCACCAACAACGAGGTTGGGTCATTCGGGTCAGTTGTCACCGACAAGTTCGCATATGAATCAATAATCTGCTCAGACACAAGGTTCTTGAACATCTGGTTCACACGACCCTCTATCTGACCCGTTACGCTAGGTAAATACTTCAAACCTATGAAGGGGTTAAGAAGGTCTCTTGCAGATACATGGACAAAGTCTGCAATCTGAACCACAGTCGGAACTTGAGTTAAAATCGAACTCATATCTGTGGTCAAACCATGTCGAATCTTAATCTCACCTGCCTGCTGATGGATAATCGTCACACCACTATTCGCAGTCTTATTTGCGTCAACTGCGTCTAAGGTACGAAGAAGTCCACTAAAGCCCTGTACGACTGTGTTCGTCCAAGGCGTAGCTGCGTCTACTGTTGACCTCGTTGTAGCACAGGCGGTAGCCACAGCTAAATAACGACCATCTACGATGAAAGTCTGAGTCAAACCAACTAAGTTCGTCACAGAGACGCTGGCTATATCGGGATACACAAGTCTCACACGAGCGTTCCTCACACCAAGTGCCAAACTTGCGGCTTCTTGAGGGATTGTACCCGCTGCGACACCAACAATCGCAGTACGCTCCGCGCGGAAGCGTATGCTAGATTGAAGGTCACAATGGGAAGACAAATCCAACAAAAGCTGACTAGAAGCAGGAATTAACGGCACTATCACAGATGGGAATAAGTCATCTGCAATCTGACCCTCAGTCTCTGTAAGAGCTACCGCAAACTGCGCCGTTGTTGGCTCTGTCTGACCCGCCTCTAAAGGTATCTGCTTAAGAGCAATCGCACCCGTCCCGTTTTGGAAGGCGATGTACGCGGCTAATGATAAAGGAGACTCAGGAGAAATATCACCAAACTGAGCCACTACATCAGAAATACTCGTGAAGACCTGTGTCGCGTAGCTAGACTTTCTCCTCGTAATGTCCATGTAGTACTCTGAACCATTACTAGGCTCAGAACCCGACTTATTGTAAGTCTCTACAATCGCAGTATCCCCTACCTCTGTTCCAATCGTATTCGCCACAGTTAACTGAACACCGGGGATTACAGAGACAGGGATATTAGCATTCGCTACAATCGTCTTGGACACCTTAAAAGTAAGCGTAGCATTTGCGCCTGTAGGATATGTCTGACCTCCCTCTCTCTCAAGGATAGTGAAGGTTAAGCCTGTTACGCTATCCACATATGTCTGACCTACAACACCATCTTGACCTGTCCCGTCATTTAAGGTCGAAGTATTGATTGAGCCAGAACCCTTCGGATTGCTTGAGGTGACATAGAAGCCCTGATAAGAACCTTCACCCACAGCCCCATCCGAGGTCGTCACTCCAAAACCTGTACCCACAGTCGTGATAGAGCTACCACCTGTAAAGTCCAAGATAGAGGATAAACCTGTAGTCAAAGACTCAAAGGTCACATATTTCTGACCAATCGTGTTGGTCGTAGGATAAGCAATCGCATCTGCTCTGAAGCTCGTACCCGCAACTGAGCTAGGCTCAAACAAATACGCTTCAGTAGAAATAAACTCACCACTAGCAAGTAAGGCAGAGACTAGAGCGTCTGCTCCTACAAGAGAAGGAGTCCTTACAACACCCTCAGAAATACCTAAGACTTCATTAGCAGAACCCTCTAAGACTGCGATGTAGTCGTCATCAGTCGTTCCGCTCACAACACGAAGGTTCGCGCCCTCTACTTTAACAGAGTACCCGCCACCTAACAAAATCGCCCCTAGCTGACCTTGAACGCTACCTCCCACACCTAAACCATCTGAAAAGAGGTCGGTGGTTGTGCCTGATGCAGAAGCGGCGAACTCAACTGAGTATAGATTGCCAGAAATATCTAGATTCAGTACATTGTTGGCGGCCTCATCACCTGTCCCGTCATAGAATACAATTGCTGGCGCAGAGGTAGTCTCTGACTGCTCTGACCAACCCGCCCTTAATAGAAGAGTTGCAGGTGATACGACAGCCTTCTTCTGAGCAACTACACTCTGTGCGGTCAAACCAAACTCAGTTAGAAGAGAACCACTTACTACTTCAACACCTAATTCCACTGAAGGATAATAGTTATTTCCAAGAAGGGTTCTATTTCTGATGATCAAGCGGTCTTTGAGCGCGTTGTTCTCGGTGCTTAAATCTGTAGAAACAGCCTCTGCGATGGGAAGGATGCCGAACTTTGTCTGTGCGCCATCTGCGCTATCTACATCTATACCCGCTATCAAAGCGAAGTCTGTCTCTGGGTCAGCCTGCTCAACGAACTCAACATACCCGTAGTCGTCCCCTGTTGCCAAAGTCGAGAGGGTGAACTTCAAGCGATTTAAATCTGAAGTCACTCCAATCACGATGTCTTGTCTATTCGGGTCAAGGTCTGCCGCAATCAGAGCCCCAAGCTGATCCTCAACCTCGCTCGCTAAAGCGTTCACAGAAGAATAGGCTTGGTCTGTTACTGTGAGTGTATATGTCACAGCACCCGTATTATTTCCTACATAACGAACGCTTAACTCGTCATAAGACCCTGCTACGATGGCGAGGGCGTTCATGGCAGTCATAGCAGTATATGTTGCGGGGACAGACTGAGATGCAGTATTTAAAGCGTCCGCTATATCTTCTGCGGTGGCATTTAAGAAGGTGTCAGAAATAGAAACTGAAGCACCATCAATGTTCAGGAACAAGTCACCTGAGACTGAATCACCCAAGTTTGAATTGTCTGAGGCTGCCGTATATACGAAAGGACCGGATACGACAGAAACGAGGAATCCTTCAAAACCCAATCCTGTGGGGTCTGAAAAGAGTACCGATTTTGACTTATCTACACCATTATCTACGTCAAGCTCTAGACTATCTGACTCGCCCTCAATAAAGCGATACGGACTAGGAAGGTTTGAGGTGTAAATCGCGGGTGTTGGCTCAAAAGAGCTAAATGTAATCGTAGCGACTTCCTCTACGGGCACCCCCGCTCCAATACGAACATCAGAAATAAGTTCAGTCCCAGAGGGGAATATAATGTCTGTAAGAGTAAGTGCAGAACCCTTGCTCGTGTACTTAGGAGCAAGCTGTACAACACCACCCTTTGACAGAGTATAAGTACCGATGTTTGAGGCACCTACAGAACGAACTGCGAGGGAATAACCACCCCCTGCATCAACGAATTGGTCTTGAATGTTATTATAGAAGAAGGTTGCATAGACTGAATAGCCCTGTGGAATTGGGTTTGTCAGTACGATAGTTGAATCTGAAGGATTAACTCTCGCAACAGCTACCTCAGGGCGAGAGAGTGCATCAGAAATAGACACACCCACACGCACTTTAACCAAGTCTGTTCTAGATGTAGGAAGTGCAGAACCCGTTCCATCTGTAGGCTGGAAGGGTAATACAAACTTATTGGCTAAGACGCGAGGGGGAACAACAGAGGTGTCCGTAAAGGGCGTACAGAGAGCGTTATAAATCTTCTCATCTTTAAGTGCGGTTGAGACTTGAGTAGGACCAAATGCAATCTGTCCTTCCTGAGTACCCCCCACAGAGACATCTGCGAAAGTTCCCCAATAAATCTTATCCTGCTTCTGAACCCAATCAACTCCTTCAATAAAGAGAGAGCTTGCACCACCACCGGCAGGAACAAGAGAGACTCTATCTACAGACACGACATTTCGTGCAGGGATATAGTCAAAGTTATCTTTGAAGGCGTTATAGTGATAGGAGACTTTTACAGTCTGACCAATCTTTGGCGGGGTTGCTAAGACAATCTCGCCATTAGCTCCATCCACCGAGGAAATAACAGCCTCTACATCATCTACTAAAACACGCACATCAGTTATTTCTGTGGTAGTGCGACCTGCGTTAGAACCATCTACGATGGGGCTATATGCAGTATAGATAGATGTATTTCTAGCCGAGCCTGTCTGATTTGGGATTAGACCGAGAGCGTCATTTGCAGCTCCGCTCCCGATTAAAATCGAGCCACTCGCGGAGAGCTTAAGGTTTAGAGTTCCTTTTTGGTCTGTATATGTAGACGCAACAAGGGAACCCAAAGCAGAGGAGTTAATCTTAGAGATAATCGCAGAAAGGTGATCCTCGCGGGCGACATCTGTGGACTTAATCGGCAAAGTCACAGAATAAGGACTCCCATCAACAGTCACTAAGAGCGTACGGGTAGTCGAAGTAATCGCCATGCTCCCTGAGCTTCCATAAAGCACCGAAGGAGAGGTGGACACCTGATGAGAGGCATCTTCCGCAGAAATAAATGTGTCAGTTCTCTTAAAGAAATAAGAGACTCTTACATCATCATTAGCTTTAGGGGCTTGTGAGAGAGTTAAGAGTCCTTGTGCGGCATCTAGAGCGACGACAACAACACTCTGACCATTAATGGTGACGCTAATCGAGGAGGAGTTCCGCGCAGTAGTACCCGAACCATCTCCCGTAACGATGGGAAATAAGCGGGTTCTGATTTGACGGAGAACTCCATTATAAGAGCCTAATGTATAAGAACCATTAGGTAAGACACCTGTGACGATTCTGCCGTCAGCGTCTTCTTCTACGATTTGTTGGTCAATTGTTGCAGAGGAACCTCTTACAACAACGAGTGCTTTTGCAGAAACAGAATCTGCGCCTGTACCAATAAACAAAGGGATACGACCTGTAACCCCTGCTGTTGGTGTGGGAGACTCAAACACAGACTCTGTATAAACTCCGGGGGGAGCATAACCACCTCTAATTGCCATCTTATTTCTCCTCTGAGCTACTTGGTTTTAGTGTATCCATAGCGGTTAGACGATTAGAGCGTAACGCATTGCTCATGTCGGGTATGACTTTATAAGTCTGGTCTTCCATTCTTATTAAGTCTTTACCTTGAGCGTTGTGTTGCGCCATCAAGTCCCATTTATCTCTTCTGCGTTGGTAGATGACTTCCCACTTTTCTCGTGAGTCTTCTCCAACAACGCGGTCAAAGTTTAAATCAAAAGACTCCAACCCTGTCGTCTGAGCTTTCATTGAATTAGAGACACTTCCTGTAAAACCCAAAGAAAGCCCCTGTGTCTCAACCTGTGCAATTGCACCACACGAACACGTTGATGTCTGTGTGTCGGCTGAAGTTCTCTTTGAAAACTTCAAACCACAAGTTGAACACAAATACTTCAGAATTGGCATACTAACCTCCATGTTTAAGCGATTTAATATCAAAGGATTATCAGCTTCTTTATTAGAGAAGCCTTTGGATAAACTCAGTATCGTTACCAATACCCGTCACAGGAGCTTCTATTGGACTCAATTGTATGCCCGCTAACGAGATGTTGTTCACCTGCTGAAATAGAGGAAAATGAATAAACCAATCTACTTGAAGAGAAAAACTGATACTTGCGGTGTAGAAATAATCATCCCCGTTATCGTCATAAACTTCTTCTGCTTCGCCTCCCAATGAAACATCTGATAACTCTAATCCCATATTCGCTAACTTCGGTCTAAGAGTTGACCATATCCACACCACAGTTTGGTCTGCGATGTCCGCCTGTGAATGTACATCTCTTGCAATTAAATCCATCTCCACAGACACATCCCAACGACCTCCATATTCTTGAGAAACTTCTTCTCGTTGTTCTGCTACAAGAATCGCCATCTCATCCCCCTCTTGAAGCCTACGCCCGAAAACAATAGTCACCCCCTCGATAATATCCCGATAAGCGCGCGCAGGCTTCACTCTAAAAGGACCTTGCTGACCTAAATCCTCTGTATAAGAAATAATTAAACTCAGCCCTCTTGGTAAAGGCTCTGTTAAAGTCACTTTGTTCCCTTCTACTTGATATTCAGAGCTTGCAAGTTTTCGTCTTGAGGGTAGCTCATGGATAGATACAGAACCCTCCATCGCCTCACCCCCTAATATTATTTCTGTCGTAGAAATAAAGTTAAGGTTAGATTCGGACATCTTTCTATATCTTGTGTGATACACATCATATTCTTTGATGTTTGGGTCAGACCCTTGACCCTCAAACACCTTTAAGTGATAGACTCCCGCTAGAGGTTGCGCGTAAGGGTCTTCACGAACCCACTCCACCGAACCTAGAAATGGTTTCCCCGGAAACTTCGCTAAAGACACATAACCTTCTACAGTTCCTATGAAGTTATCGGGGCTCAAAACCACATTGCTTGCCCCTCCTGTTCTCACAATCATGCCGAACTGAGGGCGCTCATCAAATGAGTATTTACCTTGTATATTCTTAGCAAAGTCAGGGTATCTAGGGTGATTAGACCAAAAGTCTCTCAACTCTCTAATCACACGATCTCGGACAGCTAATGTCAAATGGTGAAACATCTTAACTCCTTATTTTGAGTCTTGCTCTTTAACATATATAATCAATAAGTCGTTCACCATCTGTACAGAAATAACACCCTCAAAGATTTCTTCTTTCTTCCCCTGTGCTTGTTCATGTACGACTTTTAGGCGATTGAAACCTAAACCCTCTTTTCTATCCACCCCCATTAATATTATCGGGTACACCTTTGAATCGTTTTCCATTATATCCTCTACTTTCCCTTTTTAGAGGATATAAGTATTTACCCCTTATCAACCCCCCAAAGCCTCATGCGCAGAAATAATCATCTCTTTGGACACCCGATAGGGGTCTGCGTTTGCATTGGGTCTCCGGTCTTCAAAGTAACCCTTTCCTTCTCTCTGTGTCTGAAGAGGCACTCGAATACTTGCGGTTCTATCTGAAACACCCCATTTAAAGTTATCATATCGGCAAGTTTCGTGATGTCCTGTGAGTCTTATCTCATAACCATCACCATATGCCTGTAAGTGACGAGAAACATTTCGACTCAAGACATCTAAAATTGACACTATCGCGGAAAAGCCACCCTCCTCACGAGTTTGTCGGGTTGAGAAGTTGGTGTGCATACCTGCCCCATTCCAATCTCCGGGAACAGGCTTAGGGTCGAGTGTTGCAGAAATACCAAACTCTTCCCCAATACGATAGAGAAGCCATCTCGCCACCCAAAGATAATCTGAGGCAGCTAACACATCTATGTGAGGTCCGCCTACTTGAAACTCCCATTGACCGGGCATCACCTCTGCATTGATACCCGTTATAGGAAGTCGTGCGGTCAAACACGCAGTTAAATGAGCCTCCACGAGATTTCTACCCGAAACCTCATCCGCGCCTACACCACAATAATAAGGACCCTGTGCGGGTGGGAAACGACGCTCAGATGGAAAACCCAAAGGTTTAGAACCATCAAAAAGAGTGTACTCTTGCTCAAAACCCACCCATGCTTCCAAGTCCACCTCAGATAAAACCTCTCTCAGCTTCGCCCTTGTATTTGAAGGATGTGGTGTCTCACCATCAGGTAAAAACACCTCACATAAAACCAAGATATTCTCCCCTCCGCGTATGGGGTCAGGTGTGACCAATACAGGATTCAAAACACAATCAGAGTTTGCGCCTTCCGCCTGATTTGTTGAAGAGCCATCAAAAGACCATTGCGGAAGGCTTTGCCCCTGAGACAAAACCTTCGTCTTAGAACGCACTCTAGGCGTAGGACAACTCCCGTCTATCCAAATATACTCAGCTAAAATCACTTTGAACTCCTTTCAAAAAGACTCTTTATTATACCCTCCAACCAAGTGAGAGATTCCGATATAAATACCCTAAAGGGTATTCTCTTTCGATTAGGGGATGTAGATGACATCAAAACAACTAGAACCTTTTCTTAATCAAATCACCACAGGTGACGCAGTTAAGACAATGCGCCTTCTACCCGATGAGTGTGTAGATACCATCGTAACTTCACCACCATATAACCTGAAGAACTCAACAGGGAACGGCATGAAAGATGGTCGAGGCGGCAAGTGGTCAAACGCACGACTTATAGAGGGCTATGACAATCATAACGACGCAATGCCCCATGACGAATATGTGCTTTGGCAACGCGCCTGTCTAACTGAAATGTTCAGAGTTCTCAAACCAACAGGAGCCATCTTTTATAACCATAAGTGGAGAGTCCAAGGAGGTTTACTACAAGACCGAAGTGACATCGTTCAGGGTTTTCCCGTCCGTCAGATTATTATTTGGCAACGGAAAGGCGGTATTAACTTTAACTCCGGATACTTCCTTCCAACCTACGAGGTGATTTATCTAATCACGAAGCCTGAATTCAAACTTGCCCCCAAAGCCAACGCTTTCGGTGACATTTGGGAGTTCACTCAAGAAATGAAAAATGAACACCCTGCTCCTTTCCCACTCGCTTTTGCAAATCGGTGTGTGGCTTCCACAACAGGGCAGGTGGTTTTAGACCCGTTTATGGGGTCAGGGACGACTGCTCTCGCCGCAATAAACAATAACCGAGACTATATTGGAATTGAGCTGTCTCCTTCTTACACAAAAATGGCGCAAGAGAGAATCAAAACCCATATTACACATGACCAAATGCCTCTATTTGACGACTAAATTGTGTAAAAACTATCATCAAAGCTAATTAGCTGTATCTCTGACTCTTTTAGAGCTTGTAAAACATCGGGGATATAAACACGAGACTTTATTTTGGGTGTCTCAGTTGAAACCATCTCAAACTTAGTTAAGGCGCTTCGGAAACCCCTTGCGTCTAAAGTATAAATATAACCGCTAGTTCCTCTGAAAATATCATCAAAAGCCCCCTTATATTTCTCCATCAAATAAGGCGTGTCTTTATCTACCTCGCCTAACTCTATCTCTGAATCATCCCAAGAAGCTATAAGAGTCAAAGCTATCGTAAAAGAGCTTGAACCAAACACTAAGGGCTTATTACTTAAATAATGAAGTTTAGGTGTTATTTCTGCCAGCTTAAAGGGCGAACCATGATAGACATATCTGCCAGAGGCACTTCGATAAACAGATGAGTTATTGGCAAAACCTGAATCATAAGGAATGACCCTAGCCGAACCACTCCCACTATCATGAACATAACCAAAATCTTGACCCTCCGCAGGTGTCCTCCCATATGACTCAGACCTATCCAAATTCTTATACTTCAAGTTAGGTGAGTCTGGTGAGGGTCTGCCTATATTTCTAGCAGTCTCTCCATTTGGAAGTGAGCTATGCGTTTGCCCTCTTATGTCGGTGTCTTTTGAAATAGGTGTCCCATTTGAAAAACTTGTTAGTTCATCTGGTGGTGTGACCTCTCTAAAAAAGTCTGACTTTTTTAGTCTAGCCTTCTTAGTAATCTCTTTAGCTTCCTCACTAAAAGTCGGAGTATTAACAGGCTTTTGCCCACGATGTTTCGCCTCTTCCCTACGCTTCTTTTTGGCGAGTTGTGCGCGCTCTTCTTTTGACATTCCCCAAGCCTTCTCTCGTGGCATACACTTGAGTGGTTTCTTTCCCCCGCTTGTGACATCTGCCCACTCCTTCTCACTAGATACGGCACATGGGCCAACAATGTCTCCGGGTTCATAGGTCTTCTTCTCTCCGTCTTCTTTCGTTATTGTATGCTTTACAGGAGTAACCGCTATCCAATCTCCCCATGTCGCCCTGTCATCAGGGTTTCCTCCGCCATGACCCGCAAACCAAGTACCTAACCCTCCCTTACCTGTGTTCTTCATCTTAGGGTCATCTCTCTTGGCCGCGTATCTCTCTACGACTCGACCCGCTGACTTGCTATAGCAGTTCTTGTAAGGTCTGCAAGAAGCCTTCTCAGAAAACCCCATCTCATCACAAGTCTTAGACTCACAATGCTCTTTGTCCCACTTACGAGGCATCTCGTACTCAGACCCCTCTTTTTTCCATTTACCCCCAAGACGCTTGTACTGAGCTAACGCCCATCCATTCGCGTAAGCAGAAGGAAATGTCTTAAAACCCTTACCCTCGTTCACAGGGTTGACTGAGTTCTGACCCCTCTTCACAGGCTTGTCAGACTCACCCTTAGCGAGAGCCTGTATTTCTGCCCACAGCTTCTTATCCACAGGCACATTCTTACTCATAATCAAACACCTCCTGAGAAATAAGAAATAAAATAAGAAATAAATCGGAAATAACTTGTCGTTTCTGATATGACAAGACTACCCGATGATGTTAAACTTGAAAAAAGAGAGGGTACTGATGATTTTAGCGACACTCAGAAATAATGAGCAGGTCAAGATTGACCCTACGATCACTTATGGAACGGTGCTTCAGGCGAACTACGCAAAGTTTATAAACTTCACCGAGCAACACTCTTTGCAGTCTGCAACTGAGTACCTCCGAACTTTTGAGGGTTTTGAGAATGTTACAGAGCAAGAGGTTAACTTGGCTCTTTATGGAACAAACTCCGACTCTTGTTATGGACTCATCCCTTCAACCCTAGCCTCACTTGAGGGAAATAATCCTTTTCGTCCTCTTAATACGCCAAAGCAATACAAGACCGACATCTTAGGTGTCTATAAGACCGAAGAGGGTGACTTGATTGTGAAGGGTGTCTTGCGTTCCCCATATATCCCCAAGTATGTTTCTAAGACCCATATGACTACTAAGATTAAAGATTTTATTCGTGACCACTTGAACTGCGACCGCTTTATTTCTACACCGGTCTCTACATACTCTATTGAAGATTGAAATAATTATTTCTCGTTGTCCTCTTTAGGTGTCCATTCATCTACAATCTTAGGGAGAACAATATCATCTTCTTTCTGAGTCTTGATGGGGTTTTCACCCACAAAGACAGACAGCTTGTTGATGACCGCGCTCTGTAGTTGAAACATCTGCTCGCGTAGAAGTTGAAGTTGTATCTGAGCATCTCTTAAGCGAGCAATGAGGGCGGCGCGGTCTGCATTAGCTGCCCCTAGCTTATCCTTAAGAGCGTCTACTTCGCTTGGGTCACGCCCGCTCGCGATAGCGAGCATACTTGAGATAGACCCTGTAAGGACACCGACTATCCCTATCAGAATATCTCTATTGTCCTCGACTATCTGTACATAAGAGAGAAAAATGATGAGAGCAACAATAAGTCCCATAAAGACTACACTTGCCCACCATCCTCTTTTTGCTTTCTCAGACTCTGAAAAATTTACTTTATCCGACATCTCCTCATCGCCTCCTCTATGATTAAGGGGATATAATAGTTGAGAGAGTCCACCCAAGAGAACCATTCTAAACCAAGCATGAACCGCAAGAGTTCATAAGAAACAATGAAATAAAAAATACCTATCCAAATAAACACAGAAGCGACCGCGAGTTTCCAATAAACCCAACGAAGGACATCTTTGATTTGCCTATCTCTTAGGCGAACTTTAATTTTTTCGGGGCCGCCAAGTCTTTTGACCTTCTCTGAAGAAGGGGGGGGCTGAAGACTATCTACAGTACTCCCGACTGCATATATGACTTGAGGTTCTGAGACTCCTTTGAAGCGATAAACACCGACACAAGAGAACATAGTTCCTTTGGGAGTTTCAGAGTTAGTCCTATTTCGTATGATTTTAAAGGCTTCCTCGGTGAGTAAAACCTGACCCGCCTGACACAGACTCATTGTGCGGGCTGCTATATTTTTAGAGAGTCCTTCTAGCTCAATGCGCTTTGCATTATTTGCTACAAACAACTCGTCTTGATGAACTTCTACAATAATCCCCCAATGTATGCCTATCCGAGCGTCTATCTTGACCTTTTTTGGTATGCTTGATTGATAGTGAAGGGCAAAATTAACCGCGTCTAATACGGACTCAAAAGAACATAGAAAACCATCTGACCTATCTATTTCCCTACCTCGGAACTTATATAATAAACTACGAGCCATTCTGTCATGTGTTTGAAAATGAATCGCAGCTTTTCGAGCGCCATACTTTTGGACATATGAGGTGCTACCAATTAAATCCAAAAGAACTATCGCAAGATACCTCTCTCTCATTTTTACATCGTATAGGGGATTGGACATACTCCACCTCATGCAGTCATATATCTTCTCCCTATAAGAAATATAATCTTAAAAACCACTATCTAGCAGGTAAAACCACCCTCGTCAGGGAAATAAAACTCTTCTTCAGGGGAAAAGTCACTTTGTTCTGGATAATAACAACGAAAAATTAAATGAGTCATCTGCTCAATCTGTGCGGTGACACGTTTGAACTCTAATGAGCTTGGCTTATAATCTTGAAGCAACCAAATAAGGTCTGCCCTCTCCTCCTCTAACATAGAACAGGATATTACAGGTACTCTTGGAGAGGAAGAACAAGCCGAGAGGTAGAACAACAGAGTGAGAAAAAAGAAGCGCATAAGAACACCTTAAGATGAGTGCCCTAACATTACCTTAGAAAGCTACTAGCTTACTTTTATTAATACTTTTGGAGCAAAAAATCTTAGAAAGAAGCAGTCTTTGCGCTGAATAAAACATCGGAGTCTTTCTTATTTGAACCCTTAGTCTCCTCTTCTTCCTTTTCTTCTGTTTCTGCTTCACCCTCAGAATCTTTTTTGATTTTCTTAAAAGACTTTATTAAATCTCTCTTCATCTGTTCAGTCGCATTCTCCAAGTCTTTTTCAAACAAGTCTTCTCTAAAGTTCCCCTCTAAGTCCACAAATTGCTCTAACGCCTCTACGGTAGTAGGGTCTATGCTAGAGAGCATATCCAAAATAGTGGTTTTCAGCTTCTCCCCAAGTTCTTTCTTTCTATCCGAGGCTTTTTTACCACCCTTTGGCTCTTTCCCAACCCACTCAAAGACTTTCCCTAGCTTATTCATACCAAACCCTGCGAGATTTCCTAATGCAGTACCTGCCCCGCTTATCGCACCTCCTACAATTCCTATTGGCACGCTCGCCGCGACTGTCCCCGCCTGCAATCCCAAAACACCCACAGAACCAAGAATAGCAGCACCTGACTTAGCTGCTACTTTTGCACCACAGGTCACATAATCTTTAAATCGCTTCTCATCCGCTACCTTTGTGTCTTTTACAGAATCCCAAAGACTTTTGTATAACTTACCCCCCATAAGCTCGGCAACATCAGCTGCGACATCCACCGTTTTGCCAAAGGTTTCAACAAAAGATTGTTGGGGACTTCCGAAATCAAATTTATCTGCAACAGCTTCTATACCATAACCCACTTCTCTGAATGCTTTTCTACCTACCGCATTTACACCATCTCTAATTTTTTCAGTCAATGAAGGATTCAACTTGTCAGCTTGTTTCTTGGCGCGCTCCCGAATCATTTTCTGCTGAAGTTCTCGAACTAGCCTTTGTGCCTCTTTGTGTACAGGTGAACGAGAGTCATACGAATAGCTTAAAACCGTGTTTATACTTAGTCCCTCCCTATCACCCAAATCAAAAGCCTCATTCTCATATCTTTTACGAATGGAACCGTCGGCAGCCAATTTTAGCTTGAAATAAGGCAATATCAGGGGTCTATACTTAGGCTCTACATACGCAAGGCGGATAAATCTGCCCTCTAACGATGAAGACGCAGAAGCAAACCTATCACTATGCTCAAGCATAGTGACTATCTGGGGACTCAAATTAGACTGCTGAGATAAATACTCTTTTATTGTCATTGTCACCCCTCCCATTTCTTATTAGTTGCGGTTAGAGGTTCTTTGTCGTAAGAGGTACAGATATGTCTCATGCTGATTAGCAGTAGCCATAATAAAGTCATCAAGACCCAGCGTTAGTGCGTCTCGCTTCTTCAGATTTGAATAGATGACCTTAAATATCTTCTGCAAAGCCTCTTCTACAAAGAGCGCCCTCTCTATCGGGTCACCCTCAGATTGAACCTCCGCTATCGGTAGTAACTTGTTCGCCATAATCTGCGCTTGTTCCACAGGGTTCAACGCTTCCGAACCATATGTGCCAGCTATCTTCTCAGCTAATGTATCTATCTCCTCAATAACACCCTCATATAGCCTCTGCATCAAAAGATGATCACCATATGAGTTCTCCCCCCTGACCTGCCAATGAGAAGTCCAATGTGCCCAATGCGCGCCCCTTAAAACAGCTAATAAAACCTGCAAAGTCGCCATATCATAAGCCTGTGAAGAAGCCACCCTCCGACCGCGTGTTCTAGTAGGAAGTCCTAAAAGTTCTGCCCAAAGATTTGCTTGCATAGTATCACGCCTTTCTATCTGTTTCGTATTCATCGTCTTAAATATAAAATGTTTATACATCCGAGAAATAACAGATTTAACAGCCAACCTCTTGAGACTTGCGCGTAAGTTCCTTATCTTCTTATCTCTTATATTCTTTTGCCTTCTCGTCGAAATACCCCCTCCATTTAGCCTCTTATGAAGATTTTTATGCTTTCTATACTGTGCCTGATACCTCAAGATTTTGTGCTTATTCTTAGCGTAATATCTCTTTCGATAAGCTCTCAATAATGATTTATTTCTTACACGAAGCCTAATTTTGCGTTTCTGATAGTCTCTCTTAACCTGACCCTTCCAAGAGCGTTGTCTCTTTCTCGGAGCTGTATAACGAATACGAGCACTAGGTATCGCTTTTGCAGTCATTGTGCGTCGAGAGAGCCCTGTTGTCTTAGAAGCATCTATATAAGGCACTCCATATTGATCTCCGGGTAAGCCCGATGACCTCGGTCTTTGATGTAATGGCTTCCCATCGGGCTGATTCGGTATCGCATTTGGATTATTTCTGACGCTATATGTAGTAGGCGAACCGCTACTATCTGAGGGAGTGTTTAAAACAGGAGGACCAGCTCTATATTCATCCCTGCCTTTGGGGTGTCCATCGGGTAAGGGCAGTACCCTATCCCTCTGAGGCTTCCCATCCTCATAATCCATACGAGATTTCTCAGGAGACCTCGTGTCATTCTCCACACCATCTTGGCGTGTCTTTGTCACCCAAGTCTGAACACCCGCTAAATCTTGAAAAGGCTGTACACCAGCCATTCGCAACCCTGTACTACTGAATATCTGAAAATAACATTCTTTAACTGCAAGCTCCCAGCCTCTAGGGTTGCGCTCTCTCAGCTGAGTGAAGAAATAAGAAGTTTGAATGTATTTCTTAAAGACTCTAAGAGGCGCACCTTGTGAAGAGGCTAAAACAGCTTCTATCTGTTTTATTTCTGATTGAAGTGCGGATTCTCTATACATCATAAATCTCCTCTTTAAAAGAGGCGGTCTATATAGAGAATCAATCACCTATTATTTCTAAGATGAATATACTCGGCAGTTCTTGTAAGGCGTGTAATTCTCTCTCTCATTTCCCTCATCTCAGATGCTAATCTAGCGGAACTCTTATAACGAGCAGCAGAAGGGGCGGGATTATACTTGGACACAAGGTCCACCATTTCTCTGTCACTATGAGGTAATCTCTGACGATAGAAATCACTACCCATCGTGATTAACGCATAGTTTGTCCTATCAAGATGACGCTCTATATTCGCAAGGGCTTCAGGGATAGTTAAAAAGTTATCTCCTGTAAGTCGGTAAATCTCTTCTATCGCGGGCGAAGTCTTCAAAGCCTCTATCATTTGATTGATGGCTAAATGAAGACGATATGCCTCTACCCTCGCTTCTGAGACACCACCCGCTAAAATTGACCAAGACGCTTGACTTGACGCTCTCTTATTTCTCATACTGACTCCTTATAGCTTATTGATTTCTTCTAGTTCCTTTTTGAATAGAGATGGAAATTCCTTGATTCCTTCAAACATTTTTTTTGTCACAGTAATTGGGTTCAACTGAAGAATAGAAAGACCTATAAAAAATAAAGAGGCTGGTATAAGTCCTACTGTCCCAACAGCTAAAGCTAAATAACGAGCTACTTTTACGAACTTCCGCCTCAACCTCAACTTCTCGGCTCTTCCCCTTAACTCTAAAATATTTATATCGGTTTTATCCCCCACACTCGCTAATAACATCGCACCATAATCTAGTTCCCAAAGTTCTAGATCCTTATTCAACAACTTCTCATCTCTTATAGTGGTGCTTTTAGCTTCAGACAAATATTTAGCCAGAGTTGTGCCTTTACGACCAACGCGAGGGACGCTTGAACATTGCTTATTACAGCGTATATATATATTTTCATAGAAGTTGGGTCGAACATCAAACTTAATCAAACTTATATAATATTTACTTAAAATTCGCACTAAATCAGCCTCTGCGTCTTGCTTTATTTTATCTAAAGCAAGAGAAGCTACCTCTAAGACTTGCTCTCGAACTTCTATTTTAGCTTCTGCTGATAACTTGAGCATATTACATCCCCTCTGAGTTTAACTTATCAGAGGGGCGTAAATATAGAAGTATTATTATTGAGACTCTTGCCACTTAGTAATAAAGTTCACCACCCCCGAAGCCTCTACCGCAAGAATATCTGCTAAAATCTCTGGATGCTGACCATACTGCTCAACTGCGAGATTTGCACGCTTCTTCCATTGAAGCGACATATCCCAATCCACTCCGCAAGGAAGTGTGACCACCTTAGAGTCACTCTTGCCTACTGCAACTGCCCCCTGAGCTGGAGGTACGGGAGCATCCAAAACTTCTAAAATAGTCGAAGCCTCTTTAATAAACGAGTCTTCCTCTACAGGCTCGTCAAAGCCCTCAAGCTCGTCAAAAGCCTCGTCACTCAAATCAAGACCTGAATCCAAAGCAGGCTCTTCTTCAACACCCACGACCTCCTCTAGATCTATCTCTTCTCTTGAAGAAGGAACTTGTCTAGCCACCTTCTTACTAGGTGTCGCGTCACGACTCAAGTTCTCTAACTTACTCATCTCCTCACTAATCTGAGCCCCGTCAGAAATAATCAACTTCTGCTTACTCGCGGTCTTTAGCTTAATCGTAGCCACAGACTCAGCTCCCTGCGACTCAGCAATCCCTCCACCTGCCAACTCTGCCGAGGAAGTTGATGAAATAGAGGCACCACTCTTACCATTGACGCGAGAAACCGAAATCTCGTCATCATCTTTTGATTCCACCTTAAGAGGAAACTTCTTAAGAGGAGTCTCCTCCACCGCCGTCTTATTTCTCAGATTAGAAATAATCCGCTCTTCGTCATAGACATTCTCCACCTTAGTCTCTTTTGCAGGAGCGACTACAGGAGCAGGTGCAGCTACAGGCGCAGGTGCAACACTCTGCGTAGGAGCTGAAACTACTTTTAACCAACCTCTCTTAACGCCACCACGAAGCTCAGGCATCACTACTTCCGTAGAACCCATCTTTAAGGTGTACCCATCATACTCAACAACATCGCCTTTGGATAGGTTCTTCTCCAAGCGACCCAAGTGCAACTGAGTCTGAGCTTCAAGAGACACAAAAGTTCCTTTTTTAAACTCCATCTTATTCTCCTTTAAGTTTCGTTAACAACCTCGTTATCCTTATACCACATAAGAACAACTTCTCTTAAATTTAGTTATTCATGTGGGTACGGATTTCATGACCAAGATACTCTGGTGTTCATTTTCGGCACTCGGTTATTTTAACTATCCCTGAGTCAAAACCCTCTATCGCCCTTTATCTCCCTTTGAACCCTTGTCTCCCTTTGAACCCTTGTCTCCCTTTGAACCCTTATCTCCCTTTGAACCCTTGTCTCCCTTTGAACCCTTATCTCCCTTTGAACCCTTGTCTCCCTTTGAGTTATCTTTAATAGTATCTAATGCTTTGAGCAACCCTTCTTTTACATCCCCTCCCGAAATATCCTGAATCTTAGGTAGTTGCCGTTTAAATTCTTTCATAATTTTATCTTGATTCTCAGCAAGAAGCATCTGCAACATACTATTTTGAATTAAAACAGATCCTAATTTCCACATCTTAAAGGCATTCTCAAAACAATCATCAGATTCAGAAGCAGTCTTCTTTGGACGATCTGGCAATTCTGTGAATAGAGATTCTTTGTCTTTAACCAAATTACTTAAGAGAGAGCTTTTCTCTTTTACAGGATTCAGGCGTTCAAGCCTATTCGTAAGGTAATATCTTTCTCTAGTTTTTAGCAACTCCTTAACACCTTGACTGAAGTATTCCCTAGTCTTATCGTTGATGTCTCTTGCTAATTCCGTAAGTTCTTCCTTAGAAGTTGCGGACGTCACCTGTTTCAAAAGGTCTGTCATTTCACCTTGAAATCTCTCATTAATATCAGAAGTTGTTTGCGTCTTCCCTCTTTCTCCTTCTTTCATTTGTGCAAGCTCAGAAAAATATTGGCGAATAATATCAGCGGTGCCTTGGTGACCTGCGTTTTCTAACGCACCTAGTAAAGCCTCTGTCGCAGCCTTATAAACCTTATTCGCCCCTGTGACCTCCATTAAAGCATCAGTTTTTTTGTCTAGCAAATAGTTACTTACAAAAGGAGTTAAGTCGGGTAAAGGAATATTAAGAGTGTCTAGTGTTTTCACTAATACTTTAGTAAGTGCATCATCCATACCTATTGCTTTGAAAGATCCCTCGCATAAAAGTTTCATAGTCTGATGAGCAAGTTCCTCTGCGATAAATTCTTTTAATGAATCTTCACCAATAGCCTTTTTTATACCTTTTTCAATTTCTTGCTGTTGCCTACGCACTTCTGCCTTTACAACATCGTCGTCTAAACCTTCTATCTTAGATAACTTAACCTCCAAATAAAGAGCATTAAAAAAACTTACGACATCAGTCAAGGGAGTCGTAGTATCCTCGTTGCCCGTAAACGTCGCCTTACCCCAGAACAAAAATTGATCTACAGAACCAACTCCGAGAGAAAGTAACCTTTCACCACGAGCGGAAGATCCTAAGAGAAACCCGTCAACAGCTCTTTTGACTCCTTGGAAAGTCCCGTTTCTCTCAAGAAGGCTGCCTACTGTCATTTCGCCACGCGTCTCTTTTGTAATTTTTAATAGTTCCGCTTTTATCTCTTCTTCGACCTGAGACCAATCTACCTCAGATAGTCGTTGTCTAAAATCCTGATATTGGCTCAAGGACATAGCCGCTAGTTCTTCCTTAATACGCACAGAATCTTCTTTAACAAGACGTTTCTTTTCATCGTGACTTGTATTTTCTCTAATCCACTTTAGAAATTTCTTCTCATAAAGCTCATTTATTATCTCCAAAGCCCAATCCTGTTCCCCTATCGCTTTTTTATACACAGTTGAAAGGGTATTCTTTTTGCCCGTGTCTGGGTCTTCATAAACAGCACCCTGCCTATTGGCGTTTAGTATGACCCCCTCAGGGTCATTCACATAATATGTACGAAACTCCTTCGCGGTGACTGTGGGTCCAAACATTTTTTCCCAAAGAGATTTCGCCTTATCTTCATCTACCCTCTCAGGTTCAGATGCCCTTTTGCTTAATAAAACTCTTAACTTATATGTACCTAACTCTTCCTTAATTAAGGGAAGTAAAACGGAGCGTAGATCAGGCTCTGCGTAAGCTAATTTTATGGTTTTTGATAAGACACTCATCTTGACTCCTTCTGCCCTTTGAGAAGAAGGAGGCTTATAAAACTTTTATTAGCTAACCTGATTCCATCTATGCCTAGCCCTACGCGGCACTCCACGCCTCTTCAATATCCTCAAGATACTCTGAATATGATAGCCTGTAACCTCTGAGACTTTTGACATACTTAAACCGCTCTCGTACAAATCAACAATCTCCTTCAAACGAGATTCATCGTAAGAGGCTTTTAAAGAACCCAAACCCAAATCTTTCACCTGTTGAGAGGTGAGATTAAAACATTTTTTAACTTCACTTACAGAAGAACCCGACTTTAACATCGCCTCTATATCTTGAAGATATTTCTCAGAAATATCCCTTAGCGCAGATAACCGCGCAACTCTCGCAATTTTAACCTTTTCTGATAGATGACGACGAGGTTCGACTCCTTGCTTATTCAAGGACTGCCTTACCGCCTCTCGCGTAATCCCTAAGGAGTCTCCTATCTCTTGTAGAGTCTTACCCTCTTCCCTTAAGACTCTACACTTTATATCTCGGTCAGTTAAACGAGGACCCTTCCTCCACTTCTCGGAAACCTCAAGATTGTTCTCAATCAACCACTTCTTGAGTGTCCCCATCGAGACTCTAAAATAATCAGTTAACTCCGCATAGCTCTTTCCAGAGGAAACCGCTTCTGCCAAAGCTACTGAATCATAACTAATCTTCTGTCTGCCCATTTCAAACTCCAAATGTATATATCACCACATGATAATACCCTATATATCAGATGAATAGACCTACGCCAACTTAAAGTCAGCTTTATTTCTAATATCCCCTAAAAACCCTGAACGACCCTCTTATAACCTAAGAGTATAAGCGTTTATTTGCGACGAAGAGACTTGTTAAGACACGCAACAAGTGTCTTACCCTCAACACCCTCAAAGCAAACCGCCTCCGCTACTGCCTCTTGGGAAGTAAGCCCAATTGGGATACTATAGCGAAATTGAACTTCCTGCAATAAGTCTTTAACTTCAGGCTTCCGTAAATCTTGTGCTACGATAGTAGCCCTCGTATAATTAGACTCATTAAAGTAGCACTTGAAGGCTACTCCCTCACCAACCACAGTAGCAGACACAAAGACTGAACCATCATCAGTCTCCCTCTCTATTAAGGATTTAATTACACAAGTATCTAAAAGAGTAGGGTGAGGGATATTTAAGGGTAGCGACCTGCCACTATATGGCTGAAATGGGTCACC